ATCGCTTGGTGATATGAAGATCAGCGCTCACAAAGTACTGGGGCCGACCTACCCGGACGGGTTCATGACTACGAGTCTGATCGAGTGGCATTCGGAGGAAGTCCTGATGAGTGACAACGCGCCGCTGGGTGATCCAGAGGCCGAACTTGCTTACAAGTTTTAAGGGAGTCTGTGATGAGTAGAACTGCATTCCAGTGGGGAACTTATTATGCACATAAAGTACTCTTTATTAAAGCGTGGGTTTGCTGGCGATCTGCTTTCCTACGAAGACAAATGTATAAAAGACTTGTTGCAGATCCGAAGGTACGCTTCGAACCGATTAAAAAGTTTATTGAGGGTTTCAACGCCTTCTCGAAGGTCAGTATAGTCAAGTGCGAGAGTTGTGACGCTATCGGGCTTGACTACCGATCTGAGAAGTATGGTTGGTACTATCACGGGTATCATATTTGGTCATGCCCGGATTGTAAGGAATGAGTCGATGGCCCATCAAGCCGGGGATGCTGACGATATACTTTCCTGAAGAGTATTTAGTTATGCCGGTATCCATTGAAGTGTACCGGAGTGGTGCGCAGTTATTCAGTGGAGTGGTTGTGGGTACGATTCTGCATATTTTAGCTCAGGACGGGGCACACAAGGTTAAGGTCTTTTGTAACACTGCCCCACAAAGTACTGAGGATGTGTGGTGTGAGCCGGATGGTGTGATCCGGTTTAAGGCTTTCACGGTGTATTCTAATTCAAAAGGATTGAGACGCCATGCTGAGCGTGCGATTGATCGTCAGAGACTTTTGAAAGAGTATTCAGAGTTTACGTATGATCAGAAAGGCCGGTACTGGTGTGAACCTTCATGGGCCGGTGTTAGAAGTTCGGAGGCTGTCCGATAGATTCAGGTAGGGGGAGAGATGGAAGACAAGTTTATAGATTGGAACCCGACTCAGAGGTCTTTGGATCTGATTGATACAATAAATGATATTCTGGATGACTACAGAAGCCAAGGATACATACTGACATTGCGGCAGCTTTACTATCAACTGGTTGCTGGTGACTTCATACCGAATAGCCAGAGTGAGTATAAGAAGATCGGGAGCGTAGTGAATAAGGGACGGCTTGCCGGGATGATCGATTGGTCCATGATTGAGGACCGTGTGCGGAAGCCCGAGTCGAATACTCACTGGAAGAGCCCGAGACAGATCCTTGATGCAGCAGTCAAGAACTACTACGAAAACAGATGGCTTACGCAAGAGCATTTCGTTGAGGTGTGGTGTGAGAAGGATGCCGTATCAAATATTATTCAGCCGGTGTGTTCCAAATGGGATGTGACGTTCATGGCGAACCGGGGATATTCATCTCAAAGCGCACTGTATGAGGCGAGTCAGAGATTCACGGCGGCACATTTCGAGGGCCATGTTTTGCACTTGATTTATCTGGGAGACCACGATCCGTCAGGTATGGATATGACACGAGATGTTTCTGATCGGATGGCTACATTCTTGGACTGGCGCGATGGGATAGCCGAAGAACATATACCGGTTACCATGGAACGGATTGCCCTGAATATGGATCAGGTCCAGCAGTACAATCCCCCGGAGAATCCAGCCAAGCAGACCGACTCACGATTCGAAGGTTATGCGGACCTGTACGGAACGAAGTCATGGGAGCTTGATGCGCTTCAACCTTCAGTACTTGAAGCACTGGTTGAGGACGCAGTGACCGACCATATTGATATGGCTGCATGGGATCAGGCTGTGGATTTGGAAGTGGCCAGCAGGGAGAAATTGAAAGAGATCGCGGAGGGTGTGTGAAACTGACGATTGATATTAAGCAGGATGCGGAACTACGGAAAGCAGTGGACAAGGCTGTGGATCAGGTGGTCAATCGGCTTGTGAAGTTCAGAGAGAACGGGTGAATGTTGACGGGATATGGCGCGATGTGGATGGTTTCTGTCTGATCAATATTCATAAGAGCGAGACGGTCCGGGGTGGAACGATTTACACGGGCCACGCTGTGATCCTTGACGATAAGGAAGGGCATAAAGCGTATGTGTACGAATCGGTGATACCGAGGCGGGTCTTCAGGATTCGTATCAACAAGTGGGCTCGTAAGGGTCCAGAGTTCAGGATCACGATGGTGATAGAGAAAGACTGGGGATGGACCTCAGAGGGTGCAGAGGTGCCAAGTTATGATATGTGATTGTCAAGAATGGAAATTGAGTATGCCGCAGATAGACGGCGCGCAGACCCTCGCCCGGATACATGGAATGGAATACACCGGCAGTACGTTTAAGGTGTGCCCGTGGTGTGGCATGTCCTTGCAGGAAGAAACCAAATGTACACCCGAGTTACCATTTGACCAATTTGAAGAAGTGTGTAAAGAGATTGGATGTACAGGTGTGGACCCTGAGAAGTGTCCCGGAAATCCGAATTGTGACATCTTACGGAAGGTGTTGAAATAAATCCAAATGGGTCCTCGAAGACCCATTTGAGAAATGTATAAGGAGAGAAAGATGGAAATATTTGCAGTGTTTGTGATTTGGATTGTAGCAGGAATCGTGGCAGGAATCATTGCGTCGAATAAGAACAGGAGCGCAGTAGGTTGGTTCTTTCTGACGATTCTTCTTACCCCACTTTGTGTGTTCATTGTGATGGCATTGAAACCTTTGGACACATCGGTTAGCAGATAACCCTTGGTGATACGAGGTTATCGGTGTAGAATAGAGTAATAACAATGCAGCGTGGGACGATAGGGGAGCGGAAGGCCGTAGGAACAGCGGCGAACATGCACCGGGCGAGTGTACGGGGAAATCTCGCGTCGCTGCTTACTTTAAGATCAAAACAGGAGGAGGATATGAAGTGAAGCACGGAATGTTGCTGTTGATCCTTGTGATCATGGCACTCGTACTCGTCTGTTTTCCCGTGTTCGGGGGCGTCAACCAGTTCATTGAAGAAACGGGTTTGACGGTTAATGCCTTAATGCTTCCCGATCACAAAACCGTCGATACGTTGGACTACGACTTCGCGAATATGGTCTATGCGGAAGCCGTTATCGAAACGAACGAAACAACTGTTGCAACCGACAACTATATAGGAGAATCCCAGCTACTTCTGGGACCCTATCAAACGGGTGCGATGACCAATTGGGCAGCCATAGGTATCCGACTGAAAGGTCCTTTGCCCAGCCCCTTCGGGGGCTGATACGGATGTTCACATAAATTAAGTGGGCTACAAGTCCACTGGGGAAACCCACCGGGGAGTCTATACGGCTCCCCTTTTTCATGCCCTTTTGTTTGAGTGGACTATCATGTTATAATCAAGTTGTGGAGGTACCAGATACCCATGGCAAGAAAAAGGAAGAAATCAAATACAGCCGTATCCTTTAACGAGGATGCAACAATCAGAAAACTTACCAGTCAACTCGTCGATCCAAGGGTCCAGACATGGCTCTGGGGCGGAGCGCAGGGAGTCCGGGAACGGATACTTCAACTTAACTTTGATACGCTCAGACGATCTGTTGGTCAGTTGCCGTTGATCAATGGAATTATCAATACCCGACAGGACCAGATTCTCCCCTTTCTGAAGTACGCGACAGAACAGAATGATCGCGGCTTTCGATTTGAGATTGAGAACCGGACGCAAGAGTACCGAGGTGAGAAAGAGAACGAAAGTGAAATAATAGAGTTGACCAACTTCATAGAGCAGACTGGATTCGTATTTGACGGGGAACGTGAAGACGACTTCATGGATTATGTTTCTATGTTGGTTCGCGACACGTATGAAATCGATCAAGTCGCCACGGAAATCCAGTATAACAGACTGGGTGAACCGGTGGCGTTCTGGGGGTTAGACGGAGCAACCATCGGACGCGTCATAGACGAAAAGCGATGGGGCCAAGGGGTCCGCTTCGTTCAGAAGATCGATGAGAAAATATATGCAGAGTACAAGAGCGAGAATCTGATATTCGACTACAAGTTCAAGCGGTCTGATGTCAAGTATCGTGGTTATGGATACAGCCCGGTTGAGATGTGTATCAACATTATTACCACGCTGCTATTTGGATACAATTACATCCGGGATCAGTTGATTAAGGACCGTGTACCGAAAGGTTTCATTTCTGTCATGGGTGATGTGGCCAAGCCTCAATTGGATAGCATACGAAATTATTGGTATGCAGCTATGACCGGATCGGGAGCGCAATTCTCGATCCCTATCTTACCGAGTGGAAAGGACGGTGTGGGGGTCGACTTCAAGAACCTGTCCACGTCGAACAAGGATATGGAATATCATAAAACCATGATGTTCGTATCTTCGCTCGTGGGTGCTGTATTCTCGATGGACCTTGCAGAGCTTGGAATAAAAACAGACGACAGCACATCGATCATCGGTGAGAATGCAGAGCCCCGGATACAATCCTCTAAGGACCGGGGCCTTGCTTCAATGCTGGGATTCACAGAACAACACGTCAACAAGGTGATCAGGAAGGTCACTCAGAAATACCGGTTTAAGTTTGTCGGTCTCGAACGTGAGGACGAACAGAAGAAAGCCGAAGTCCGAAACAAGCAGATCATGGGATGGAGAACAATCGATGAGGTCCGTGAAGAGGACGGACTCGACCCTTTCAAAGAAGACTGGTCAGAGATGCCTATGAATGCTCAGGCTGTACAGATGGCCATGGGTGACAAACAGGCCGAGCAGCAGAAGGAAATGGCTGAACAGGGCATGGGAATGGGTGGATTTGGTCAGGAAGATCAGGGCGAAAGCGCTCAGGGTCAGGAGGCTGAAGAGGCCGCCGAACAACCAGATTCTACCAGAACGGAAAAAGATGACGATAAGGCTGAGAAGTCTTTGAAGGAATTACAGACCCTAACTAAATCTAAAGAGCGGACACTCCGCATATTGGTGGAGTAGATGGCCGCAAGGAAACCAATACCCCGCGCAGTCCTTGAAGAGCGATTACGAGTCATCGAAGAGGCGAAGTCAAAACACCGGCGATGGATGATCAAGTTCGGTGTATACGGGATGTTGGTTCTGGGAGTATTAGGAAGTCAGGCGCTCATATTGAAAAGTGATTTGACTATGGTCTGGCAGCCCTTGAAGCTGGGACAACTGGCCGGTGCGTTGCTGGTAGCTTTGTTTGCATATGTGAAGACTGAAGGGGATCGGATGAAGATCATCAACAAGAAAACACCCATCGGGCGCATCTTGATGACGGCATTCTATAATGGATTCTTCTGGATGACGGTTGTGGGAGTATGGGGCTAAATGAAACTGATCATCTTCACCAAAGCAAAACGGGCCGCCATCGGTGCGAAAAGCAAGAGCGGCAAGTATGTAAAGATAGCCGAGGGGAGATGGGTTCCTGTGAAGAACAGGGACAAGCTGCCCGCCCGGATACAGAACAAGTTCAAGGTTCCTCCCGCGTGGACGAACCTTCAGTATTTCAGCGATCCGAAATCCAAGCTGTGGGTGAAGGGCGACGATGCCAAAGGGCGAACGCAGTACATCTACAATCCGGCTCATGTGGATTCGGCAAGCAAGGAAAAGTTTGCAAGGATACGAGCGCTGAACAAAGCCTTCGACGGGATCAATCAAGAGGTTGCTGCCGACGTGAAGGGGAAGAACGAGGCGGCGACGGTCTTATGGTTGATCATGAGTACGGGGATCAGACCGGGCAGCGAGAAGAATACGAAAGGGAGCGTCGACGCATTCGGCGCTACGACACTGGAAGGGCGACACGTAAAACGTACCGATTCTGGTGTGGTCCTGAAGTTCGTCGGGAAGAAAGGGATCGACTTGGAAATCCCCGTAACCGATGCGAGTGTGGCAAAGATGCTTCTGAAGAGGAAGCGTGAGACAGGAAAAACAGGTCGATTGTTCGGTGTTACCGGCGACGGCCTTTTGAGATATACCCACCGACTGGGAGACGGGGCGAAGTTCCAGAGCAAGGATTTCAGAACCCACCTCGGAACTGAGGTTGCTATGAAAGCAATGAGGGGTAATGCCCCTAAGACCATGGTCGAGTATAAGAAGGCTGTGATTGCTGTGGGCAATGCAGTAGCTAAGCAACTGGGCAACACCCGAGTGGTGGCGCTGGGCAGCTATGTGAACCCGGCGATCTTTGAAAAGTGGAGGCGGAAAGTTGAAAGCACCTGATGTGTATATCGGATCAGCCGAGGAAGTTGCATGGACTCCCGATACTTCCCCGGATGATGACAAGCAGGAGTCAACCCCGAAAGAGGTTGTTCAGATATTAGGATTTGATCCGGCGGATGACGATGAATAAGAAGAAACTTGAGTCCGTAGCTACAGGACCTGTGACCGGTTCTTGTGGTGATGAGATTGGATACAAGATGACTGCGAAAGCTATTGCTCAGTTGTTTCTCAAGAACTCGAATCCTTCAGAGTCTACGCTCAATGCGATAGGAGCCAAGTATAAAATGAGTCCGCGCGATGTTAAGTCGATTGTAAGCAGTCTTTCTAAATCCAAAGCGGCAGTTGACCACCTGAAGAAAGAAGGTCTTCACAAGGAAGGCGATACAATGGAAGTTGACCCGAAAGAATTGAAGCTCGGGATCAAGATTGAAATGGAACACACTTCAAGCAAAGGGGTAGCGCGAGAGATTGCGTTGGATCACTTGCACGAAGATTCGAAATACTATACCCATCTCATCGAGATGGAAAATGAAAACGTGAACAAGTCACTATTGGAGGGTGATATGAAAACAAGATTTGCACTGATTCTGGTTCCCGGAGAGATTGAACCTTTGGAGAAAGCAGACCATCCGGCAAGCCTCTCAAATGTGAGTGGTAAGACTAAGAGCAAGATTCCCTACGAAGGTCATGCCGAACGAATGAAGTTCGCGAAGATGGCAGCGGAAAGGATGATCGGCTCAAGCAAGCCCGAAGATGAGGGCAAGTACGCCGACACCAAACGTGTTGATGGCAAGGGTCGAGTGAAGGGCGCGAAAGCACCTCACAAAAACTACAATGCCAGTGCGTCAGGTTCAGGCAGCCGCGCTCATGACAATTTTGGTCGCAGGACCATCATTGTGAAACCCGAAGAGATAGGGTCGAGCAAACCTGAGTCAACCACAAAACACACACCGGTTAAGAATGTAAAAAAGCCACGGAGCTAAACCGTTCATAAAGGTGAGGTGTAGATGAGAATTATAATTGTTGATCCCATCGAGTTGTTGAAGTCTAATTACACGAAACGGACTGGCACGCCGGGGAACTATAAGTACTACTACGGGGCTAAGAAGAAAAAGAGCGCGCCCCGACCTAAGTCTCCCCCACCAACGAAGCGGCGTGAATCCGCGCATAAGAAGCCTATGCCTTTAGAAATCTCCGGTAAACCTTCGAGTAGTGGGACCACCGGCAATGTATCCGTGAGGATTGACGCTAATAAGAAAGGCTGGAAGGTCGCCGATGCTAAGAAGTACGGTGCGGCTATGAGCAGGAAGTATCCGGGTAAGTACGTGGTGATGTATGCCGACTTTGGGGAGGTGACGTTCAATGTCAAGAACAGCCTACCCAGTAACCCGTTAGCTCCGGGGGATTTTAAATATGGTTACGGTCTGAATGGAGTCTGGAAAGATTGGAGCGCTAAGAGGAAGACCACCTATTCGAATAAGATGTTGGAGGGTGTCGAATGAAACGAGGCATTATTACTAATGCAGTAGACTGGCGCAGTCGCAAGCTCCAAGGCAAATGCACATTTCAGGGATTACCCATCTCAATTGAGAATGAACGAGGAACTTACAGGCAGGGGGAGGACGATCATGGGAATATGTGGCGTACTTTTATGCATATTGCTTATGGCTATGTGCGTCTTACTCTCGGTGTCGACGGTGATCATGTGGATGTATATATGGGACCCAGCAAGTTCTCCGATAAGGTATATATCGTACACCAAAATGATCCATATACCGGTAACTATGATGAAGACAAGTGTATGCTCGGGTTCAACAGTCAGGTAGAAGCCAAGGCAGCATACCAGAGACAGTATGACCGATCAGATTATTACGGGTCCTGTGATCAGGTAGATATGGCAACCTTCAAACAGATGTTGAAGGACCGGAAAGGGTTGACTCTGAAGCCGCCTAAGAAATTACGGAAGTCTAAAACATACATTCTGACTGCGGATAATGACAGTATCGGTCACTTGGAGAAGGCAAAGTATACCAAACGATGGCGGGGCAAGGATGGACGCTGGTACTATGAATACCCCGGTGACAAGAAAGGGCGTAAGCCAGCTAAAAAAGAACTGGCGACCTTCGTGGATAAGAAGGACGCTATCAAACTGGTCACAACTTATTCCAATGTTCCCTTAGCTGAGTTTGTACCTGTTCGAGACGCAAAGACTCCAAAAGAGTTCGATGCGTTTGTTACTTCCTACACTGCGAAAGAATATGAGGGCAAGCGTGCCAAGGCGTATATCTCCGAGACAGGTAAGAGCGGCTATGCGGTTACCGGTGACGGAGACCTTATATCTGTTTTCTCTGAACCGGGTGCCCATGAAGGCGCTTCAATCATGAAGACGGCTATAAAGAATGGAGCGAAGTCATTGGATTGTCTGGGTGACGTGTTACCTAAGATATATTCGAAATATGGATTCGAGGTGACTGAGACCGTGGCATGGGATGACCAGTACGCGCCGAAGGCTTGGGACTATAAAGCGCATGGAAGGCCGAATGTCAACTATATGAAATTGAACCCGGCGAAGGTTATGAAGAGTAAGTCAGAAGGCATGACAACCGCATTCGAAGAGCTTTCCTTGAAATACGCTATGCACCTGTTCGGACCTGATGAGATTAAAGAATCGATGAAGCTACAGAAGTCAAAGTATATCAATAAGTACTTCAAGAACGGTCGATGGCATTATACATATCCTGATAATGGTGGGAAGCGGCCCAGAGGTATGGGACATTATGCCACCCTCAAGAATCTTGGAGGGACTACCGGAGGCGCAGCCCATGTCAGGCTGGCCAATGGTGAAGAGAAGGTCCTGAAACGTTCAACCGGTGAAGGTCATCTCAAAGATGAATACATGGCGAACCGAATCTACAAAACGCTCGGTGTGGCGGTCCCTGATGTTCAACTTTCACACGACAGTGAGGGGAAGCTCGTACAGGTTGCCGACTATATTGAGGGCGTACCACTTTCCGACCTCTATGGAGATGAACAGTCTGAGGCTATGAAGCAGCTTCGGGATGGGTTTCTGGCCGACGCGTTGGTGAGTAACTGGGATGTTCTGGGTATGGATAATGATAATGTTATATGGGACGGTGCGAGAGCATGGAGAATCGACAATGGTGGATCATTACGCTACAGGGCACAGGGCGCTCCGAAAGGCGATTCATTTGGTGGGGATGTTACCGAAGTCGAGAGTCTTCGAGATCCCTCCCGTTCGGCTTCCTCGGTGTTCGGCCTCGTGAGTGATAATGATATCCGTGAACAACTGACAAACGTACTGTCTAAGAAAGGCGTAATCCTTGCGGGTATTGAAGACCCGAAACTGAGGCGAATTATGGAACAGAGAATTACGAATCTGGTAGACAGGTTCGGAGTGAACAAATCATTCGGAGAAGGGGACTTGCTCAAGAGCGATAGCGGACAATGGTTTCTCCATCGCAATCATAAGCTGATCAAGTTCTTCTGGCTGGGTGATCTTATGAAAGCAAACGGCGAGGGTAAGAAATATTACTCAGCCGATGAAGTGAAAGCTCGTGGAATGCGCTGGGTTACGATCCGGGGTGCAAGGGTCCTGTTGCAGGGAACCAGTGACGGCGGCTATGTCGTGGTCGGCGGGGCCGGTGGGAAACTGAATCACCTGAAGATTGACAATATCATGAGCCGTGAAGACTATACTGTGAAGCGGAAACGGATCGAGGCTAAGAAAAAAGAAGAAACGAAGGCGCTGACCAAGGAAGAGATCAGCGAGGCCGCAGCAACCCGTAAAGTTCAGCACGCAGCACGAAAGACAGCCCGAGCCGCCTATACTGAGGTGGTTACAGATATTCTGGGTGTTACCCCTGATGAGATCAGAGATAATATTAGTGCTAAGCAGATGAAAGAACTTGAGGACAAGGCCCGGAAGATGGTTGAAGCGCGAAAGGCGTTTAAGACCATGGATGAGAAGGCTATTGAAAACGAAGTTGATAAGCAGTCTGAGAAGGAACTCAAGAAAGCGGTCCAGAAGCAAGTCAAGAATGTGGAGCGGGAAGCGCTCAACACCCTGATGAAAGACTATATGCCCGAGGACCCTAACGCAGCACCGGAACTGAAGACCTTACTCGATAAGGACAAGGCTCTTGAAGTACTGGCAGCCAGAAAGCAGTTCAGGAAAGCGATTAAGGCCATCGGTGCGGAGAGTGCTGACATTCCTTCCGACCTGAAGGTTGGAGCGGTGTTTGCCGCAGCCACGACCAGTGAAATGGATGAGATCCAGAGACAGGTCAAGGATCAGGCCGAGACAGCAAAGAATATTCAGATGTATGACATCCTCAATGCTCAGAGTCAGGCGATCAACGGGCATGTTGACCAAGGTGCAATCTCCGCATTGAACGGATTGATCGGAGATGTGTACGGTTCCGGTGCTACTTTCACGACTGACACTGTAAAGGAACTGGGGATTGAAGCTGTGGCCCGAGCGGTCACCGCAAAGATCCAATTGGATGGTAAGGGCGAAGTCGTGCGTAAGGCCCTTGAAGAGTATGTAGCCACAGAACGTGAGAAAGTCGTTGACCGTGCATTGAAGGAAACCAAGAAACGACTGGCCAACGCTGATGATATTAGGGGACTGGCGCGGGACAAAGACGATGCCGAAGCAATCCTGTCCATGGCCTCAGCTAATGGTCATGCTCTGAAGCAGATCACCGCAGCACAGCGCGCACTGGGTACGGCTGTAGGTTCTCTGAGAGCAGCCGCGCATATGATCAACGCGCTGGAAGATCCACCGGCTGATGTTGTACAGGTAGATATGGGTAAGGACCTTGCACGGGCTCGTGACAGGGCTAAGAATGCCGGTTTGAAGAAAGGTACCTATTCGATACGAACCGTTAAGAAAGGGCGCGCTAAGCGGCTGGTCATGGAGATTCCGAAAGAGTCTCTGAACAACTTCTTTCAGGGTGCTGCTGACAAGTCGGCAGAGAAGGATAATCTTGCAGCTATCAAGGCTCATGAATCAAATACCGGATATAAACCACCGGGTATTAAGGACAGTATCAAGTTCGATGCAGCACAGGAAGCCGGACTCCGTTTCTTCAATGAGAAGGGTAGGGTTCTGTTAGACTTTGAAGCGGGTATTGGAAAGACAGGAATTGCCTATGCGGGGATCATGGATGCTATGGCTAATAAGGGAGCTAAGAAGATTCTGGTAGTAACCCCGTCAGGTACTCGTGGCGACTTCCACAAACAACGCGAGACTTTCCTTGATAAGGATATGCAGAAGCTCGTCAGGCAGTCGACCTCCAACACTTCGAAGACTGAACGTCACCGCCGACACCTTGAACAGGACGGTATTCATATCGTTTCACAGGATGCACTCAGGGAAGACGCTTCGATCCTGAAAGATGCCGGATACGATATGGTTGTTTTAGATGAGATTCATGAAATGACTGCCGGTACTGGTGCGGCTGGGAGATATAAGGCTTTAGATCAACTCGCAGACGTTCCTCTGAAGATGGCTATGTCAGGTACGAACATCAAAACGTCAAAGAAGGAACTCTACAGGAAGATCAACTTCATTGATCCTGAACATGGTATGGGTTCAATGGCTGATTTTGAGAAGCGATATAAGGGACTCAACCAAGGTACCGGCATATTTCAGGACGCTGCCAACGATGCGTTCAGGAAAGAGACCGGAGACTGGGTTTACACGCAGAAGAATCAACTACCGGTTGAGAACAAGGTCAATACACTCCGTATTCCAATGTCTGCTCCACAGCGGAAAGCGTATGCGGCAAGTGAGAGGCAATATAGGGATGAGCGGGAACAGAAACTTCCCGGAGCTTCGGCTCGTAGAGATTCCAGAAACTATTCGATTCTATCTGACGGCTATACCGAGAGTAATGCTAAGGTCGATACGATTATCGACACGATGAAGAATAACCATCCCGGAGAGAAGGCAGTTGTTCACGTATCCCAGCCGGGTAAACCCGTACTGAAGGCTATGCGAACGGCTCAGAAGAGACTTGAGAAAGAGTTTGGTGTAGGGTCCGTTGCGATGATTCACGGTGAGACCGGTCCCGGAGAGATGGCAAAGACTAAGGCCGCATTTAATGATCCGGGCAATCCGCTCAGGTTCATTGTAGGGACTAAGACTCTCGAATCCGGCCATAACTTACAGGCTGGGGGATCGGTCACTTTTCACTTGGATATACCGGACAGCGCAGCCGCATTTGATCAGCGGAACGCCCGGATATTCAGGAAGGGTCAGGATAGGGATACTTCGACCTATGTTCTGTCCGGTGTGAACCCTATGGATATGCGGTCTGAAGACTTGATGGCCACGAAGCGGAAAGAAATGAATATCATCGGCAATCCTCGGTCGGTAACGGCATTGGATGATAAGGGATTTATCGGTATGCTGAACAAATACGAAGAGGAGGCCCGAAGTGCGTAATCAGGCGGAGAAGAGCGCAGACCAACTCGATGCGGTCAAGGTAAAACTGGATACGAAAGCTGCTATCATTGTTCGCGAACAGGAACAGGTTATCGAAGCGGCCAATAAAGGGATCGACCGACTGAACTCTGATATGGATGCTTTACGAAAACGGCTCGATCAGAAAAAGGAAGGACCGTACGATGAAGTGTACCACGATCTGAAAGATCGCTATGTAAACAAGTTGGGGGAGCGGGACTCGTTACAGAAGGCCCGCATCATGGCAGAGGAAAGCATCTCCGCAGCGAAGTTGAACGTAATTCCGGGAGAGTTTGATAGGAGTGAGTACTGATGAGTGATACGCCCGGCGCAAGTAAACAGTGCCTATACAATGCTAATTTAATATCACAGCATGAGGTGTTATTGACGGCTATGGATAAACGGTTGGACAGAATGGAACATAATCAAAACAACCACCAGAAAGAGATTTCTGAAAAGGTGGGAGAGGTCCGTGAGAAACTATTTGACGGATACGATACAAAGATCAGCAATACCAATGAACGGGTGACTGAGATAGCCACGACAGTTAAAGAAATGTATCAGCGTGGAGGAGTGGACCAGAACCAGATTGAGAACATTGTCCATCGGAAGATGGATGAGCGGGAGATGAAGATACAATCTGAAAAGAGATGGCTCAAGACTCACCGGGTTGAAGTTCTGTCTGGGTTTATGGCTGTGTGTATGGTCCTCATAGTCATAATAACATACTTCAGGGGGTAACAGATGCGACTACTGATCAAGGCAACCATGAGTCGGAAAGGGCTCGTGCCAGTAAAACGAATGGTCTCAAGGAAGGGAAAGCCTTTTATCCAGACATTCTATGTGCGCCCTGATCAGGCCCCAAAGAATCCCACGATCATCAACCATCAAGACCTTGTTATGCTCCCGGCTCCGGTACCGAAAGGACCGAAGGGCGATAACCGTGTGTACGTTCTCCGGGACAAGCAGCCGGACGAGGGTTCCACTAATGTTGTTAAAGAGGCGATACGAATACCTGACAAAGCTATTGTGGAGAGATTCGATAAGTTCGGTAAGTCGTTTGTGGTTCACCGGGAGATTGAGAGAAACAACAGCGTAGGCCCTGACGTGGTGGTGACTGAGGTATCCACCGGTCTGAAAGTAGTAACCGGCGGGTCCGGGGAATCTGCGGCGGATCTCAAAGAGCGTGCGATAAATACATTGGATACGCATGGCGAAGACAAGATGAATGATATAATCGGCAAGGCGGGACTCATTCAGGACAAGGCCGAGAGTTGGTTTGAGGATACGGCTGACTTCGATATGAAAGAAGCACCAAAACCGATTACTGAAGACGATATCAAACGAGCAACCATTCATATCATTAACACGGTTATGGACCGGGAAGATGAGGATGAGGACTACGGCAACGAAGGTCTCCGATTGGATGCTCGGACATGGATTCGTGAACACCTGAAAACGAATGAGGATATTCAAGGTTTTATCGATAACTCCAATGATAGTCAATGGTTTGAAATGGGCCTTGCTATGGAAGGGGATCTTGATTGGGATGATGCTGTAGCTACATCTGAGGCTTTTGCGTATATCAATAATAATGCTACTGATGAGTATGGCGAGGTGGATATAGATCAAATCAAGGATTGGTGGGAGCATCAAGGAAATCCGATTTTGTCCGATAGTGATGTATGGAGCTTTTCAGATTCGAATGATTATATAGAAGTTGAGGAAGGTGAAGCGCTTTCCATGATGATCAATAATGGTATGAGCATATCTGGTACTGAGGACTGGGTACAAAAAGTATTGGATGAGGCTGAGGAAGAGGCCGGAGGTGACCTTGAAGATTTTACCATGACTGATCGTAGTGATCTTGAATGGGACGCTGACGATCTGAATACTATTGGTGAATGGGTCCGTGGAAATAATGTTAGGGAAACTCGATCTATTGTAAAGGAAGCGGATACCAAACGACGGGACGGGCTCGATCCGGGGTCAGTAGCTTACAACAATACAGGGGATGTGGTCTTGGCTAAAATGATGACCGCTACTCATAATGAACTGTACAGGGGAACAGGTAATGATGACTGGAAGGTAGCGAAGGTAGGGGATGTGATTCCTGTAGGCATGGCTTCATTTTCTACTCAGGAGTCAACAGCAAAAGGATTCGCGAATGCCGGAGGAACTGTCATTGTTCTGGCCAACGACTTTACCAGTGAGAGCAAGAAGATCAAAGGTATTGATATTGACGAACTGATTGAGGATGTGAACGAAGTCAACTATAGCGCGGCTGAGGCCAGTGGCATATCTGAACATGCACATGAGCATGAGTTTATAGTGAGGGCCCCCTCTATCACGATCACCAAGGTTGAGACGCAGGGCGTTTATAATATGGTATATGCCACCGTATCTGAGATGGCTTTGCTGAAGGCTATGCAGAATGCATTCGACGACCGGATCGCGAGAATGGAATCCATCTTCGACGAACCGCTTCATAGGAAGAAAGATGAACCTGATACTGAAAGCTAAGGCAGCCGCACAGGGCGAAACCCACACATGGGCCGACGGGACAACCCGTAAGAAGGTCGGCAAGAAATGGGTTGTCGTAGAGGGCGGTCAGAAAGGTGAAAAGCAGGTACTCGCTGACTCGTGGCGACGTGGCCGGGAATATTTCAACTATGCAATGACAACCAACCTTGGCAGCGAGGTTGACGCTGTTATGCAGGCCCGGAACATCAAAGGATTCGAGGGTCTGGTAGAAGCGATCAAGAACGGTCCAGCGGATACGGCCCATCAAATCTATAAGGATGTGGTCGACCGGGTAAAATCAACCCCCGCACCTGTTGGTGACAAGAAAGCAGTTGTGGACCTGATCGGTCGGTCACTGATTCAATTGAAGGAACGATTTTCTACCAAGCCCAAGGTCAAGCTGACGATTACAAAGACCTCGAAGAAAGGCAAGGAATACAGGACCTATGAGGAAGGCAAGCACGACACGGCGCTGCCGGTTATGAAAGCGTCCCGAGTGAAGACTGAAAAGAAGAGGATGGGCGGCTGGTCAGTGACCGGGGACCTGTCTACTTCTCATATTCGTGCTATGATAAAAACCAAGGTTGCGAAGCTGACAGCCGGGTTACCGAATGGGAAGAAGAAATGGATTCTCCCGAAGAAAGCTGAGGACATGGACCTGAAATATAAAGGTGATAGCCTCACGATCCGAGTGAAGCAGATTGTTAAAAAGAAGGAACGTACACGGGCGACAGCGAAGGCGGAGATCAAGATTCCATATTCGTTCGCCAAGGCATTCCTACTGAACCAGATCGCGAGTAAGCGTACCCGGAATAACTTCATCTTCAGGATGGAGCATTCGTCAGGGTATCGGAACTATATGGAGAGGTATGGAGCATGAGATCAGAAGCATTAAGAACCGGTGACAGGTTCGCAAAGTGGTGTAAGTACATGGGCCGGAAAGCTCCCCCTAAAAATATTAAAGCCGCACTGAATCGGAGTATGGATGAGGGTAGCAGAATGATAAAAGACTACCTGACCACGGATACCTCGATCTGGTTGAACTATTGTTCCTTCCTTGCAGGGAGGGGCCACGGACGTGTGTGAACTTTGCTCTCAAACTCGTGAATCACATATAGTACTTGAACTCAAGAACCTTCATCACCATCCCGAATTGAAGTTTGACAAAGCAATAACAGCGCTGACCAAGGCGCTGGGATACGACTCTGAGAGACAGCAGAAAGAGGTCTCCCCGTTTCGATCTGTCCGGGAACTGGAAGCATTCAGCAAGGACCGTATCGAGCGGCACCTGATCAAGATGTACAATGTCATATCCTCGAAGTGGATCGGCATGGCGAAAGCCTCGACTGATCCCTTCCTGTTGAACAACCGAATATTCATAGATCCAAAGAGTGGGAAGCCGTTGACAAAAGGCCAGTGGAAGATCATCAAGCGGGACATCCTGAAGGTATTCAATTATATCTATGCACCAGAAGAGGAACGGATCGCATCTCACGCTCTTGCGCTGGGGAAGCTGCTCAAAGGTATGAGCATTGACGATTCTCTGTCTGCCGGATATCTGAGTGTCCGGGATGCAGTAGATGACACTATGAACAAACTGAAGGGTCCGCTATGGCAGAACACCGTAGCTTTTGCTCAGCAACACGCTGGTGAGTTGATTGTGGACCTGAAGCAGAACCAGTACAAAAAGATCCATGACACCCTACAAACTGGTATCAAGAATCGGCAGAGTCACCGGGAACTCCGGGAGAATCTATTCGATAAGTTCGGAGAGATGAATCGGGACTGGCGGCGTATAGCTGAGACCGAGATCGGAAACTCCATGAACAACGGTCAACTCATTACAGAGATGGACCGGGCGCGACCGGATGAAACGATATTCATGAAGGGCATATCCTCATCGGAGGCGTGCCCGTTTTGTGTGGGTCAAGTGAATGATAGGGTCGTGGTCCTATTGCCGGAACCCCCTGACAGTGGCGATCAGGTAATGATAGATGGTACAATGTACACTGCGATCTGGCCGGGGAAAGACAACTATGGCCGCCGACGTGCTGACTGGTGGGTAGCTGCTGGGACTCAGCACCCGCACTGTCGATGTACGTGGGTGAAGTACATTCAGGGGTTTGAGGACATCGATGCGAAGTTCAGAGCGTCTATGGAGGCGGCTATGCGGGAGGGCGCAAGGCTTCAGAAGCCTATAGACGATCCTGAAAAATTGATCAAACCGACCCCGTGGAATTAGACAATTATAGCAGAACAAGGTTTTGAGGTCCGTTGGACCTGTGATATACTTAGAGTATTAAATAACCCGTGAAGAGCGGGCAAGGAGACAAACCGATGGCAAGAGACAAAGACAAGGAGGCCGATGTGCTGACAGCAGGAGACGAAAAATCTAAGGACGAAGAGATCAACGAAACCGGAGCAGATACTCCCACCGTTGAGACCCCGGCAACCGAGCCTGATGAGGGAGCGGTTGAGAAAACCAGTGAAGCAGAAGTTGTGAAAGCACCCAAAGCGAAAGCGAAGAAAGTGAAACCGTTGGATGTGGAAGACCTTCGCGTTGCAATGAAAAGACTTGCAGCCCGCTCTCTTTCCGCCGTGGAGTTAGACCTTTTGGTGAAGAGCTTTCCGAAAGTATTCGGCGAATAAATCAAATGCCTCCTAACTGGAAGACGGTACATGGTGAGCCCTTCGACGAAGAGAAGTGGAAGCTCGCCAAAGAACGCGCCGAAGAACAAGGTCACGGTGAGGACTACGAGTACATTGTAGGAATCTATAAACGTATGGCCCGGACGGGTGAGTTCAAACCGAAGTTCAGTAAGGAACGAGCGAAGAAGAAGCAAACAGTGGATGAGTGGAAGGGCGGCAAGAAGGATTGGAAGAAAACAGTCAAGAAGAGTTTCAATCTTGTGATTGGAGGGGACCTTGATGAGTTTCGGTGTCCTGATTGCGGCGCTCTTCTGTTGAAAGGTCGAGGGTTAGAGAAGGCACTTGTGGAGGTGAAATGTCGCCACTGCAAAGCACTTGTTTCAAACGGCCATCCTGTGGTATAGTTTAATTAAGGCAAATGGATTCCCGAGTGACCATTTGGACCTTTACTAAAAGAGGCTCATTGAAGCCCCATCTTGGCTGATATTGCAATATCAGGTGAGATGGGTTTTTTTAATGGGAGAGTGAAACGATGAGACAGGGAATTGCACAGCTTAGCAACCCATTCTACAGCCCATTCAGCGATGTCCTTATCAAGGGCGCCGAAGAAAATGGGCAGTGGATAGTCTATCTCCAAGCCTCTAACGAGATGAAAGATCAGGACGGAGAGACCGTAGACATGGCGGCCTTACAGAAAGCCGCCGACTACTTCCTCTCGCACGGTGTTCTATCGTGGGATCACAAGCATAAAGCGACACATGATCCGGGATTCATCATCGGCGAACCGTTGGAAGTGAAGTTCACTAAAGATCACAGGACCCTTGTAAAAGGTTATCTGTATCAGGCCAACGACATCGCACAGAAGGTTTGGAAGAATATCCAGAGTGGGGCAAAGCGCCTCGGCGCTTCAATCGGTGGTGGTATTCTCCAAAAGAGCGAGAATGCAATCAAGCAAGTTATATGGGACGAAACCGCGATCACACATAGGCCCGTCAATGATGGGACTCTTGGTGGTGTTCAGATGGTACCGTTCGCCGCTTTCGCTAAAGCACTCATGGCGGGTGGTGGAGTAGATGCGTCTGTATTTACAGGCGGTCGTGCCCTCAGTCCTGAGAGTCTTCAGGGATCAACGGTCGACAATATGGTTCCCCCGGAAGAACTACGGGGAATGTTTGGTGACCTTTTAAAAGCAGTCAGAGATAATAAGATTGGTAGCTATAATGACATGCTTAACTTCGTATACGATAGAGGATATGAAGGCAATTCAGCAGCTAAAATTATCAACTACCTATCCCGGAAAATCCCTAACGTTGTTGGGGCGGGAAGGTAAAAATATCACTTGGAGGGTTTCACAGTATGAGTGAAGCAATACAAGAAGTTCTTCTGGATGATGAACTCATCGAAAAGGATTTCAACGACGCCTTGACCGACCTCCAGAAGTCGTTGGAATCCGATTCGGAAGAATCACTTCGGAAGGCCAAAGATGACGACGAGCCCAAGGGCAAGTCAAAAGATGCCGAAGACGAAGACGAGTCTGAGGAAGAGGAAGAAGAGGATATGGATTACGAAAAGTCCATCTCTGAAATCCTTGCCGAAGATCCGAACGCGGCTGCGGCAATTGATGTCGAACCTTTCCTGCGCCAGCTTACTAAAGCGATGGATGAAACCATCATGCAGCTAAGCAAGTCCATGCAGGCAAAGTTCAACCGGGTAGAGAAAATGGTGAAGAGTCAGGGAGAAGTTCTCCTGATGACTGCCAAACTCGAAAAAAGTACAGCCGATATGATCCGTCAGATCGGGGGCACTCCGGTTCGAAGCCAGTCCGTCAAGGTTCTGAATAAGAGCCGATTTGAAGGCGGGAAAGTGGAGTACGACAATATGACCGTGCTTCAGAAATCACGAGAATGGGTCCGCGCCGGGAAGATCGACCTCACTGAGGCCGGTATGATCGAGGGACGCATCAACAAGAACCAACTGGGAAACCGGAATGACCGGGTAGACCAGAAGGTTGAAGCGCTCATGAAGGAGGGTAATTAAATGAACATAAATCCTGAACTATTCCCTCAGAACTTCGTGGGACACGGAGACTTCGGTAACGTTGAGGTCCTACAGGAACTCACTAAAGCGTTAGAAGCCGGATCAGGTGTAGACGCCAGCGGGTTTGCTGGTGGCCGTGCATTGATCCCGGAATCCCTTGAAAACACGCTCGTAAACGTGTTGTGGTCGCAGGATGAGGCTCGCCTCTTCCAGCGGGTGAAAAAGAAACCCATAGCCAGCCCTGTTCACCAGTGGGACAAGCGTACGGCAGTAGGTTCCAGCGATGGAGCATGGGTGCCTGAAGGTGGCCAGAGTCAGGAAGCTGACCAGACCATTGCTCGTGTGTATGAGACAGCCAAGTACTTGCAGACTCTCCGAAAGGCGACTTTGCAGGCGACTCTCTCGAACATGATCGAGAATGCCCTGACCATTGAACAGAATGCCGGAGCTTTGTGGGTAATCCGCGAAGTTGAGAAGGCAATGTTTAACGGGAATGACACAATCTTTCCCGAACAGCCGAAAGGAATCAAACAGCAGGCTACATCCAATGTGCTTGATGCACGTGGGGCGACTGCTTCCGGTTCATCGGTAGAAAAACTGATCAATGATGGCTCACGCCAGATTCGTGATCAGTATGGAAAAGGTAGCTTGCTGCTTTCTTCCACCATGGTCCATCAGGATCTTCAGAACTTGATCAGAGATCGCGTGCGGTTTCAGTCAGGTCAGGATGTTGGTGCTGCCATATTCAATGAGTATCCGACTCCATTCGGGAAACTGGAAATGCTCGATGACGTATTCATCAACGAAGGTGCGGCTCCCGTAGCTTCAACCCTGACAGCGCTTCGACCTGCACAGGTCACCATCAACAGCATTACCAGAACAGCAACCGGCGATTCGTACTTTGCAGCAGGGGACCTTGGTGAGTATCACTATAAAGTTTCCGCAGTGAATCGATATGGTGAGGGCCTTGCCTCCACTGAAGATTCTGATACTATTACGACTGTCGGCGATACGAACGTATTTTCCGTATCGGTTACCCCTGACGCCTCGATCACCGCTTATGCGGTATACAGGTCCAAAGTGGGTGCAGCCGACGGCAGCGATGTTCGTTTCATGGGATATTTTTCAACCTATGTGGACGGCGATGCAGATGCAATCGTTGACGACAATGCGAGCCTCCCCGGAACATCTGACATCTTCATCCTTACCATGGATGAGATATACGATGCGATAGAGTGGTTTCAATTTTTGCCATTAATGAAATTCGATTTGTATCCCACAAATGAAGCCGTGTATCCTTTCCTCATGCTCTTATTTGGTGCCTTGGCGCTGAAGAAAGAAGAGCAGCACGCTTACATCAAAAATGTCAGTCCAGCTAATCTCGGTTGGTTCTAAGGTCGTTGACCTTTTGAATTGAGATTATTCATAACGGGGGTCCTCAATGAGGGCTCCCGGTTATCTTGATCGAGGAGAAAATGAAATGAGTTTTAAAGAAAGAATCCAGAGAGCTATTCCAATATGGCGACAGATGCTTGAGCGTCCGACGCCTTTTGTACGTCAGGCACCTATTGATGGTTCCACCGCAGGTATTTTTACTGTTGCTGACATCAAGAAGGGCGATCAGCTTGTGAGCGTTATTGAGGTGACAACCACAACCGCTGCACTGGTAGATAGGACCGCAGAGTTTGTTTTGAATACTGATGAGGGTCAGTTGATCCGAGTGGACGCTGAAATTGACAATACAGGCGGAACTGATACCTCCGGGGATGCTCTGATCGTGACATGGCTTGCGTGGGCTGAATAACCCATGGCTGCCACAGTCGTCATAGCGGAGACAAATGGTCCGCAGGCCGGTTCCGTAGAAACGGTCGATCCGAACAATATCAATATGGGGTCCGATGACTCTTCGGAGTTGGTCCCTGCAACTTACCCTATAACCGCGCAAGCCGACGGTCACGCTTTCGAGAAGTGGCTCCGGTTATTCGTGTCTGATATGGGTGGGTCCACCATCGTGGACAACATCAAAATATGGTTGTCGAATCTCGGTGGTGGATGGCTAACAGAAGAGGGCATGTCTACAAATCTACGTATATCGGGTTACTCAGCAGCGTCCTACCTTGTAGGTGGGCCTATTGAAGCGGACTCGGCAGATGCGGATCAAGTCATGCCTGAAGTAGAACCGGCCAGCGCCAACATCGGGATAGGCGGCGGGCTTTCGGGCCAGATCACTGCGGCCCCGGCGTACAGCGATTGGATAGTTCTGCAACTGGATGTGACCGAGAACACTCCCGCAGGAGGGCTCAACCAAAAAACGATCACTTTCCAGTACGACGAACAGTAAGCGCTACCCCCTTAATCGGGGGTTTGTGCATTTTCTCAGGAGAAGAGAGAAGTGGAAGATAAACTGGAAATAATCGTGTCGGTTGAGAATGAACCCAGCCCTCACGAAGTAAAGTTCGAAGACCTATTCGCTATCAAGGATCAGATCAAGTCGATCATGTTCCTATGGAATGCGAACTCCATTTATGTGGATTGCGTGAGTAACACGTTCATCATACACGGTGGGCGTCGTATCAAGTTCCCCGAGATGGGAAAGACTAAAATTGAATACAGGAAAAGAACCTCAGTTCAGGTATCCGTAAGTGGAGGGTCCACAAGCAGAAGTCATGTGTGGCTCATCGGGTTACGGTGCGTGGATGAGGATAAGGTTCTATTGATAGAAGCAGACAAGACCGGCACTCTTTGGGAGTGGCGGAACGTGCTATAATTAAGCATGAGGAGTAACAAATGGCTTTAGCAATTTTAAGAAGGGCAGACGGTATCATTGAGATGAATGCCACGAACAGTGATGCTACACCTCTTGACGGCATTCCGGCTCCGGTAACAAGTATCATTGTATCCGGGGCTACAGCGGGATCGTATTCTGTTCGGTTGAACAATACCACGTTTGTGATACTCACGGCGGCGGCTCAGTTGACCAAGCAGATTTTTGTTAGAATGTCAGTGAACGAGGTTGAACTTGTAGCTGTACCGGCAGGCGGAATTGCATATCTCACTCTCGATCAGATGCCGTAAGCGGGGGACGAATAGATGGCTATAGTAACAGGAACCAATGCGGGGTTTGTATTAACTGCGCCTACAGTTGATCCCGTTGGAACAAGTGAATCTTTGGGTGACAGCGCCATTGGTATAAAGGTCACGGCCCCGGCGGGTGTAAACGAAATTAAGGAACTTGGCTGGTATCAATCATTGGCGTCGAATACCTCTGAAGATTTTGAAATAGCTCTATATGATCATGATTCTGGAAATGATCGACCCGGAAATATTGTAAGTGCCATCGGAAGGGGTACAACGATATTAAATACGGTGGGTTGGTACTCTGCTGTTATCGCAGCTTTTCCATTAGTTGCCGGAGCTACTTATTGGATAGTAGTTCAATGTGCTGCTACTAACAATTATGATGAGGCTACCACGGGTGGCCTTAGACGTGTAACTCTGACCGGTCAAAGTTCTCTTCCTGATCCGTATGGTGTACCCACTACGGCTTTGGATAGTTACAACGCGGCGTTTTATGCAAAGTATAACGTGATATTTGTAAGAAGAAATGCCGACGGTGTTATTGAGTTGCTTGAAGTTAGCAGTGGGGGTGTGATCGAAGGTGTTCCCGCTCCCGTAGTTAGTATTATTGTAACAGGGACCACAGAGGGCTCATACTCTGTGAGGTTGAATAACACCACGTTCGTTATAGTTACTGCGGCTTCAAGGTTGACGGAGCAGATTGAAGTACGGATGGCAGTACATGAGGTTGAACTTATAGCTGCCCCGTCGGGTGGAATTGCGTATCTGACACTTGATCAGATACCGTAGGAAAACAGGATGGAAGATAAACACCTTGTTCAAGTGTGGAACATCACGATAGCCGCTAACGGCGACAAACTCAAAGTAGCGACCATAGAGCAAGGTCCGCGTCAACCATCCATGTGTGAAGGGTGTGAGGCTCCGTGTTGCAAAGGGAGTCTATTCCCCGTCATGAATCGAGATGAGTTCCTGAACCGAAAGTTCAAGATGCACTATATCGATACACCTGACTGGCTCAAAGAGAAAACAGGTCGGCCTACTCATCTCGCTACCTTGGCGGTCGATCCCCATAAAGGGTGTCCTTATCATATCGATGGGAAATGTTCTGTATGGCCGAACCCACCAGCCTCGTGCTTGTCCTATGACTGCCGGGGAGACGACCGTGTAGAGATCGCCGAGTTTGCAAAGAAGAGGGAGGCTGAATGGCAGGCGTAGTCGTCCCTAATATGACCTTAATCTCAGCAGCAGACGCAACCACCGATTGGAGTGGTTCGCCCACGCTGGATGAGGAGGTCTATGTCGAAGGAACAGGTTCGCTCTCCAAGAAGGTATCCAAGACGACCTCCGTCCATCTCTACGATTTACTGTCAGCGGGTGATGGCACACATACTGATATGAGCGGGGGATTGATTGTCGGATGGATGCTCGGTGCTACCCCCTCTCAGTTTGACCTCAAGGCCAATGGTGGGATCATTATGAGGGTCGAGGCCGAGGTTAGATGGTTCACGCTATCTTCTGCGGGATACATCAACTGTGTGGCCTCTGACGTTGGTAAACAAGTCACTGATGACGGTGTTCAGATTGGGCAACTGTTGTCCTATGATAACGGGACCAATACGTGGTATGTGGAGAGTGCCACACAGATTGTCTCAGGCTCCGTGATGGCTATTCCAACCGGGACCGGAGCGGGGACCACTAACTCAGTTACTACGATCACGACCAACAACTACGGGGAGTGGGAGCTTGCCGGGTCTGATCAGGGTTACGATGGTGGATGGGTGCCGTTTGCCATGCACGTGGATGCGGCCTATGACAATATCGAAGCATCCTACACGATAGGTCCGCATCCAGAAGATATCGATTATGTGGGCTGGTCCTTCACGGTTACCGCTCTTGGTTCAAAGATCAACTGCTGGTGGGATGTTATGTACTATGGGACAGGTCTGACCTTAGAGCAAGGCACCTCTGGCGCTCCTGCTACGTTTGATGACTTCATGACCGATGCCTCCAATGGGGAGGACCTCAAGAAGTTCGGGATCATAGAAAAAAAAGAGGGAGTTTATTTCATTCAAGGGAAGATCATTATCGGGGATAACGTAGGGACGGATAACACGTTCTTTGAGGATGAGTCCCAGATTCTGGTTTTCAAAGACACCGCATTCCCGGCCGACTTCTACGAACTCAATTTCGTAGGCAATGGGACAGGTACGACCGAAATCTATATGGGAACTGAAACTGGTGGACGGGGTATTTCAGGGTTCACCGTCAAAGACGCAGGATCAGTGGGCGTGTTGTTGGATGTTTCGGATACGAACGTCGATAAGTTCGGTGTTCGAGGTTGTATATTTCAGAATCTATCGACAATCACACTACAGGTGGAGAACATAGACAAGAAGGTACTCTCATCCACCTTTGAAAACTGCGCTGAGATTCTTGTATCTACCTTGCTTGTTCAATACTGCCAGTTTATCAATTCACCGGGCAGAGCGGTCCGGCTCGCGTCCACGTCGCACAATGTAAAGGATTGTTCCTTTGTTGCGTGTACTATAGGCGCTCATCATTCTGTTGTTGGAACCTTCGGATACGACGATATGGTCTTCACCGGATCGGTGACCGGAGATATCGAGAACTCGACGAACGCGACGTTGGTCGATTCCTACCAACCTACAGAGGATGGGGATGTTGATGTCTACTCAGGCTCGATAACCCGAGTAGCTCAGCAGTTCACAGGAACGGCGGGAAGTCTATCGCGGGCTATTTGGAGTATCCGCAAGCAGAACTCTCCGACCGGAAATGTAGTTTGCAAGCTGTACGCCAATTCAGGTGGTGCGCCTACCGGGACCGCGTTGGCAACGAGCAACACGCTCGATATATCCACACTGCTAACCTCTTTTGCAGATGTATCTTTTGAGTTCGAGGACGAGTATACCTTAGTCGCCGCGACCGAATATCATATAGCTATCGAGTACTCAGGCGGGGATGCTACCAATAGGTTGGAGGTTGAGTACCTTGCTGCCGGTTCAGGAAGCGAGACGTGTAATACCTATACTGGAACATGGGGATCACAAACCTATGACTGCCGATTTCAGGTCAACCGGGACGGTATTGTGAAAATCAACGCTTCGGGAACATCGAATCCCGGAAGCGATTACTTTACGGGCAGTCCTCAAGGCGCGGTGATAATCGTCAATACGGTGTCTCTCACAGTGACCTGTAAAAACGAAGCAGGGTTGGCAGTGTCCGATGTTAATGTAAGAATTGAGACTGATGTAGGGGTGTTGATCACGGAGGGTGTCACGAACGCGAGCGGCATCTTTACGGACAACTATAATTATGAAGGAAGTCAAGCTGTGAGCGTGATTGCCAGAAAGAAAGGCTTCAAGTTCAACGCAGCAAGTGATACCATAACGGGAACCTTCAGTGTTCCCTTTACGATGATCAGAGATAAGTCAGTCAATTTACCATAGGAGGGTTTTATGGCTAAGACGAAGACTACAAAGAAGGAAACTTTACGAGCCATGGACGGTTCAGGAGAGGTCGAAGTTGAAGTAAGTACCGATCTATCTACTGAGGAGGGACGGGCTAATGCCATATGCCCCTCCTGTGGTGTATTCATAGATGGTCACAGATGTCGCTTGTGCGGCGCTGTGAAAACAGTAAATACCGTGTCTGGGAATCTTATCTGGATGCGTAATGGCAGGCTCATAAAGGCGTTCCATGACGAAAAGCAAGCCTTCGTAGAGATGGCGAAGCAGTGGGGCATACCTGAAGACGAGTGGCCCAAAGAGTTTAAGGAGTAAACTATGGCTATATCAGATTGTTGGGATTTTAATTACAGTGCTAAAGTTATATCACATATCGACGGTCTCCTGACCTATGATATTGGTACATCGAATGCCCCTGAAGTCGGCGACTACGTTCGGGGAGCAGACAGCGGGGCGCTTGGAAAGATTTTGTCGGTAACCGGTGGAACTCCGATTGTTACCGGTGTGTTGGCCCTCACCAACGTACTTGGACAATTCGAGGACAACGAACTCATCGAAGTCCTAAGCACACTTGATTTTGATGGAGTGATCGAAGCTGGAAAGGACCTGATCAGGATCGGGGCTGTGATATCGGGCGCGACCGGGATCATGACGATCCGGTTCATCGAGTACAATATTGATGGGGTAGCAGGGCATGGTACATTCTACGGAGACACACTGACAACGGGTTTTGTGAATGATGAGACTCTGGATATCAGTGCCACAAACGTATGTGCGGCAGACGGAACTGAGACGGATAATAGTGTGAAACTCGGGACCACTCAGGTTGCTGGGATTCTTGAAGTTCCGGGAGCGACAGATACGAACAACTGTGAGATCATCCACTACGATGATGCTGGAACGCTCATTGTACCGGACGATGCACGTATATCTGATACTACAGGAGTGACAGGGGCTCAAGGGTACGCTCAGAAAGTGTTCGGGACAGCGCTACTTGGGTCCATACGTGTGATCGACTCGGACGTTTCAGCGGCAGCATGGATCAATAACAATGCGCTCTACATTCAAGATGTTGTGTATTACGACAACCTTGTTGCCGGTTCGGTTTTCTCGGTAGGGGATGTCATACAGGATTCGGTTGCCAATACCATTCAGGGACGTGTCCTTGCGGTGATCGACGACGGTGACGCCAGTGGAAAACTTATACTTGCTGGAAAGACAGGAGCAAACTGGAACGACGCGGCAGACATCGAAGTGCTTCAGTCCGATGATACATGGCTTAAAGTTGCAGAGGTTGAGAATGCTCAGAACTTCTATCTGGATACCGGGGCACTGGTAAACATCCCGGACGGTTCACGGAAACAACAGAGAGTGAATCAGGGAGGTATCTTCCCCACTCTCAGTTTGAACCTTGTGAGAAGTGCGAATGCCTTTTACACATACGCGGTTGAGCTATTTCAAGAGCTTGGGCAGTTGGATGACAAACCGGCCCTTGATGGTGATGTACGAGACCAGTTGTATACGATTCTGAATGACTATCTTATCCCGGACCTTTCTTTCAGGTTCATTGAAAAGGGAGCTTTCAAGGATAGTGCTGGAAACAACCTCATCGGAAACTACCAGTCAGCGGGAGTTGTCAACGCTATCGGGGATCATGGATTCTTCTACAGTATTTCGAACCCGACTCCGCAGCCGGATCTATTCTTAGAGCAGGACGAAGAGGTTCAGGACTCGTGGTGGTTGGAAGGTCATGTGGATGCGCTGGTGAAAATCAAGACATCTACAAATCCGAGATATATCAACCCGACCGTTCCAGCACTGGGACAGTTGATCAACGCGGGATCGCTGACATGGCACTTGCGGCCATACTTCAGTACCTATGACTCCGCACAGGTTAACACCCCTGCTGGTGGTCAGAATGCAGTATTCATCTCGAACGGTTCTGATAGTTTGAACAACAATACCGCGCAGTATTCATCCACGCAGAGTGGTGGAACAGGAACCTTCGAAGCCGGTGAAGAGGCGATCATAGTTGATGGCGCGGGGGTTATTACGAAACGGGTTGTAGTTACTGAGGCTACGGTCGGTGGAACAGGAACAATTTATTGGAACAATAAGGGCGCTACGAACCTTGTCAACACTGATACAATCACCGGAGTAGTTTCTGGCGCTACCAGTACCGTGAATGCGGTCGCTGATGAGGTAGCTGGATACGATACCGATATTCGGGTCATGATGGTTCAGAAGCGTCTCACCTCTGCGACCCCCTCGATTGCCCTTGTTCTTGGCGAGCTTTTGACTCAGGCCACTTCGGGGGCTCAGGGATATTTCATGGAGTACGATGACACCTACGTTTATGTTGAGATGGCAAATGCTACTCCGTTCAACGCTGTAAACCTTGTGACAGGGGCCGGTTCCGGTGGAACTTTTACCCCCTCAGTGGTGGCAGATTGGGGTGATGCGGCGGCGGCTGATGGCGCACCGAAAGACATCGGTGGGGGTGTGGGCGACAAGAACTACAAGATAGTTGTTTCGGGTGATATTACTCGAACGGTTGCTGGAACCCCGGTAAACGCTCAGGCGGTCAAGGCCGTGTATGAGTACTGGAAGTTCATCTTAATGAAGGAATCGGTTTATCAGGTAAATGTGGCCGGTCTGACGGATGCCGATTATACCGAGGGCAGAATCTACAGGCGGGCATGGTCTACCTTTACAGAGGTGCGTGGTGCATCTCAGATGGGTGCAAGAGCCGGTACACTGGTTCAGGGCGCTCAGGGTGTGTACATCGAGAAGGGTTACCTTGCTACGGCAGATGTTAGGAATATCCAGCTTATCGACAATGCTGGTGACACCTACGATCCACCGAACCTTCAGACCTTGGCGATTATTGGTTTGACTTCTGGGGTTAAGGCAGCGGCATATCGATCTGATGGAGTAGGAAGTAGAGCTATCCTGCGCGGTGAGTTTACAGTCGGAACATTGAACCCGAATAATAGGCTGGGAGACGCGACAATCTTGCTGGCGCTTGGAACCCGCTCGGTATCTCCAACACCGAATGACGTACCTGATTCAGGGGTCATAAGGATTTTGGACCCGAACGACACGGGAAACTATCTAAGTTTTATCTATAGTTCAGTGGACCGGGTAACCAACATTTACACGTTGGCCTCGGGAACCATTGGAGATATCACCGGAGGTGTGGATCTTACACCTACCGATAATGCACACGTCGTGTTTATCGAGACAACTGCGGGTGGCGCGAGCTTGAGTAATCTGATCCAGTATGTAGCGCCGATCAATCTTGTTGCGGTAGCGAGGGTTAAGGGAAAGGAACCGTTCGAAACGGACGCTATCTTCGGTGAGGCGGGAGTGTCCATAGGTGCGGTATTGAATACTGACTCGGTAGTAAATCTACCGTAGGGAGAAAGTGTGGCTGAACGGTCAGATGTTCATGTAGAATGGTGGAGGAGTCCTCGGGTAATAGTAGTCGAGGCTCCGTCCATTACCATCTCAGTTCAAGATTTGGTGGATACCATTCGCGGTATACTTGAGCCAGCACAGGAAAGCCTTGACGATAAACCATTACTCGATGCTGGTGGAAAGGAAGCGCTTGGTGGGGCTTCGTTAGTAAGTATCACCGCTACGTTGCAGAATGCTCAACTGGCGTTTGAGCAACGGGTTACCGTTTCCTCTACAGGGACCACCACAGCAGGAGAAACAACAAATGGACTCCCCGGCGTTATCCTTACCGATGGTTTGGCTGACTTCGTTTCAGATCTGATCGAGCCGGGGGATGTCGCTTTCAACAACACCGATGGTTCACTGGCGACAGTCATTGAGCGGATAGACGCGACCCACGTGAAAACCTACCCACTAACGGGTGGGTCAGATGATACGTGGGAATCGGGAGACGGGTATAGCTTTTATCATGTGGTAGAGTGCGATATTAAATCTGGGAATCTGGTAGCGGTTGATGACGTAGGCGACCCGATACCGGCGCTCATATCAACCGCGTTTACCACAGTCTCGAAGGAATCATCATCATCGGGTACCACGCAGGAACTTGAAGCAATCCAGTACAGTAGTTATCAGAATGCGGTGTGGGTGGATACCGGTTCTGGAATCTCTGGTATTGGTTATCCAATAGGTACGAGAGAGTTTCCGGTGGACAACATACCTGATGCGGTTCTGATTGCTAACGTGAAAGGATTTGATACGCTACAGATGTTGTCCAATATCACATTAGGATCGGGAGACAACGTAGCGAACTTCACGCTGATCGGCAGGAATGCTACCCAGACTGCTTTGGTTATAGGTACAGATGCACTAACTCTCAACTGTGAGATACGAGACTGTACCGTTTCAGGGGTGCTGGATGGTGGGACGACGATAGAGCATTGTCATGTAGGTACGCTGAACTATGTCAACGGAGAGATTCACGACTCTATTCTTCTTGGAATAATCACGTTAGGTGGGTCAGCAGTTGCTCATATCCTGAACTGTTTCAGTGGTGTGCCGGGACAAGCGACTCCGACAATAGATTGCGGTGGAGCAGGTCAACCGCTGGCACTTCGTGGGTACAATGGTGGGATTAGACTCATCAACAAGACAGGAGCCGATGCGGTCAGTATTGATATGGCTACAGGGCAGATCATCTTGGAATCGACGGTGACCGGTGGAACGATTGTTTGTCGAGGTACTGCGAAACTCACTGATAATTCTAACGGTGCGACGGTCGATAACGAGTTGATCAATCCTGAGAGCATTACGATTCCGACGTGGGATCAGGTTTATTATGATTCTGGTAGTGGCGATTCAGGAACGGTATTTCCGTTCGGTACGATAAGCGCTCCGGTAGATGACTTTGCTGATGCGATCTTGATAGCTGCCAACTACAACCTGTATAGGTATTCAGTCAAAGGAGCGGTTACGCCGGGACAATCGTTTAGCGGGTACAGTTTCTTCGGAGCCGGGGCAGTAGTCTCGGATGTATTCACGCTCGGGGTTGCTGATACGTATACCAATTGTGGATTTGAAAGACTGTATATCGCCGGGGCTGCCGCACTGGTCAACTGTCAGTTTATTGATTGTCTCGTTGACGGGATCACCGTGACGGCAAGTCTCCTGATGGAGGGTTGTGGACTGTACAATACCATAACGCTCGGAGCAGGGAGTCTTGTCAGTGGACGGAATGTATCATTTGGAAGCGTGCCGACGATCATCGACTTCAACGGTGTAGCTTCGACAGTTTCTTTAATAGCCGATGCGGGAACTGTTCAGATAGTGAATGCGGTGGCGGGATGTGTTGTTGATATAAGCGCCCGTGAGGTAACTATCATACTGGATGCTTCCTGTACAGGTGGTTTGGCAATAATCAAAGGTACAGGAATCGTGACTGACAACTCAGCCGGGATGACAGTGATAGATACCATTAAGTCTCTGAATACCATATCTGCGGCGGTGTGGGACCTTGTTCCGGGTACTCCGATATCTGGAAGCATGGGTGAGTTTATGGTCCTATTGTGGGATCAGGCTGGTGGACGAAGGCTCATAGATGAGGACGCCAATCAAGAGATTTTCTATAAGGCTGATAATGTGACTGAGGTCATGCGTTTTAATTTATTGGATGTAGATGGTAACCCTGCCTATCAGAATGTTTTTGAGAGGGTTCGGGTGTGAGTTTGATTCTTGAAGGGTATGGAGACAGCAATCTTATTATTACGGATGGGTTTGGTGAGGGTGTGGGAGCGGGTATTCTACCCACATTCACTCCGAGCTTGGAAAGGGCGGCACTTCCGGGAGGTCCCGAGCTTGTTAAGGCCCACACTCCGACATCTGTATATCGTGTGTTACAATTGATAATAAGGGGTTTGGTTTATGGCTACTGATCCGGCATTCACACCGTTGACGATTGCGTCACTTCCGGGGTCTCCCAGTGTGGCAGGGGCGAGTATTCCCAAAGAGCCGGAGATAGCGGAGGCAGAGGTTACGGGTGAACCCGATGCAGCAGGGGCGAAGATTGTTGCCCCTGAAATAACGAGCGCCCTGACAGGAGGAAACTGATGGTAAGACTATTAGTAGACGTAAATAACATCTCTCATGTTTTGGAATACTATGACCGGATCAAGATATATCGATCTGATACTGAGGGTGGTGCGTATGTTGAGATTACTGATGTAAATACACGGCTTCCGCTTATTCCTGAACAGACAAAATACTATTATGATGATGCGGCAGGCGACAGTACGAAGTGGTATAAGACCTCCTATTTTAAAGAACCGGCGGGGGCGGAGAGTGATCAGTCCGCAGCGATTCAGGGTGGGACAGAGGTCGATAAGATCGGGTACACCTTTGGAAATTACAAACCACCTCCGGGAGAGTGGGGAGACATCTACACCCCTGACGATTTACGATATACCATGATGTGGGGAATCGATAGTATCGGTTCTGACATTGCGCAGAGTGAATGGGAGGATGAGCAGTTCCGGCAGATTGCACGGGAAGCCGTGAGCGAGTTCGAATCCCTTTTGACTATGGACATCCGACGAAAGTCATGGGTCACACGACCAGCGGATTCACTGGTACAGTCGAGGCTCTGGCGAGAAGGTGTGGATTATACCAATGAGGATGAGCCTTATGAGTTCGATCCACAACTGTGGACCAAGTATGGCTTCATTCAGTTCAGGCATTTTCCGATCATCAAGGTCACCCGAGCGAAGTGGAACTCTCCGGTCGGCGGTGAGATTATGGACATGATCGCGAATGACTGGCTCAGGGTAGAGAAGCAACTCGGACAGGTTCATATGTTCCCGCAGGGCGGTTTCAGTTATGGTCCGTACTCTGTGTATGGTCCCTTATGGACAAGAAATAATGGAGCCAAGTACCCTGACGCTTTCGAGTTCGATTATGAGACCGGATACAAGAATGCCGACCTCGTACCGGACGGGCTTAGAAGTGTGATAGCTAAATATGCTACAATTAAGTGTCTCTCGGTCATCGGTGATGGGCTGCTGGCAGGATTCTCAAGCCAGTCGGTCAGTCTGGATGGGCTCAGTGAGAGCTTTAGCTCAACTCAAAGTGCAACGAGCGCCTATTTTGGAGCGAGGATCAAACAGTATTCAGATGAAATTACTTCATGGTTGGAAAAGAACCGGTACAAGTTTGCACCGATACCGATCAGCATCATAACGTAGGGGAGAGGATATGGCTGACGCCTTCAGGACATTTCAAACCGTTCGCAGATATGAAGAAGCTCTCGCCCGACACGGACAGTGGCTCCGGTGGACGCAGGCTGTCAAATGTTCCTGTCTGAACCCTGACACGATGAGACCCGATCCGAATTGTACCGTATGTGCGGGACGTGGTTCGATTTATAGGAACCCGGACAGCTTTCAGATTCTTGATGAGGTGGCAAGGCATAGCAGCACCGGTCGAGTATATCCAAAGTACATACCTGTAATAGGAACGCCGCAAGTCTTTCATAAGGATGTGCCGCTTGTGCTGGCTGTATCGCAACCGGCTGATGGGTCCTATATTCAACTCGACCCACCTTATCCAGCATTGCACCGGCTTCTGACTACAACCTATACCTATTCACCACTGGTAGCCGTGACCGACGAGAACTCTGATGTCTACGCTACCAACGTGTTGAGAGTAGTGGCCGCCCGGTTCATAGAGAAGGGCAAATCATATGAGGGATCTGTTGATGAGGTAACCCGAGTATATAATACGACCAAGACAGAGACCTATACGGTTGCGAGTGCTACAAAGGAATATATCACCCTCACTGCTATGGGTACATGGGAAGTTGGTGACGTTTTAGAAGTGGATTATACGTATGTGAAGCCGTTTGACTTCATGCTTACCGGCGTCTCCGGGAGAATCAGGTACGAGCAGCCGTATGTCCTTGAAGATGCGGATGCAATACTTGTGGTTCCTTACTGGGCTCAACCAGCGCCAGAGGACCTATTCACAGCCCTCTCGCAGGAGCAGATCGGTTCGGTGGTAATTCAACCCTCGTTAGTGGCAGGAAACGACGTGGTGACAGCCTATTATGATCTGAGTAGGGTTTTGAGGGTGATCACGAAGGACGGAACCGATTATACGACCGGTCCGGGCAACGATGTAGAGGTTTTTGGTCGAAATGAACTAAAATGGAACGTTACGAAGCCTGCAATTCCATATACGGCCCAGTTTACCTACCATCCGACGTTCACAGCCTTGACCAACCTTCATACGCTGCGGAACTCAGAGAATAAAGCGTTCGTGAACCGTGTCAGTGTTAAACTGAAGGACCGGCTCCATGATAAGGTGATATACTGATGAAGACCCTGACTGTAACAGCACAAGAGATCGTTCCCGAGTTCGTTCAACTCATGTCGAAGGGCAAAGGGAATCTGGTACTCAGCACTACGATGCTGGCAGTCGAAAAGCTCAGTACGATGTATCAGGAAGCGTGGATGAGGGTAGCTGCCGGTGGGCACCTTCCCGGATTGCCGTTTGTGGTCAACTCAAAGCAGTATCACAGGACTATTGAACGGAGGCAGATCAGCCCGACATCATGGGAAGTTTTCACATCGTATACGACAAAGAACGGTATGTCAGTCACAGACCTTCTGGAAAGAGGGCACGGTCTGATTGATCTGAAGGAAGGACTGTTGAAGGGTCCGAAGAGTAAGGTAGGTAAGAAAGGCCGATATAACATAGTGGCATTCAGGCACGGGACTCCGGGAAGCGATCAGTTCAGGAATAACCCTATGCCGATATCTGTATATAAGAGTTTCAGTTCACAGGTTAAGGATGCGGATCAGAAGAAAGCAGCCGGGGCGTCACCTACCGGGGGACGGTCCACAGTGGATAACAATAGTCAGGGAGGACGGGATTATTCATGGGGGACTCGGTTTGATAGGAAGTCTAAGCGGGGAATCCAGAAAAAGACCATAACCAAGGGCGGCAAGACGATGGGTGAATACACTCAGAAGGCTGGACGATATGCGGGTATGGTAGCAATGCAGGCGTCGACTCAGAAAGCGAAGTCATCAAGCTACCTTACCTTCAGGGTCGTATCGGCTGGGAGTGACCCGATGTCGTGGATCGTACCTGAGCAACCGCCATGGCCCGTGCGTCAGGCGGTAGTAGATTACATGCGACCGTATGCTGAAGAGATTCTACAGCGTGCGCTCGAACAGGATATGAAGTGATGGGAAATATTTACAAGACATCCAGAGCAGAGGTCAGACCCGTAGCTGCAAATGATCGATTCATCTATTTGTTGGAGTCTGAGAATCCAGAGATCAAGCTGGCCCGAGAGGTCAGGGACTTTCTTCAGACGGTTGGATATTCTCAACTGTTCCCCAACTTTGACAATATCAGAGTGGGTACGGTCCACCCGTTCGCGATCCTTCTGTCTCAGGAGGTACTGGGGCAGAGTCAGAGTACGAACGTATTTCCGGCAGTGACCGTGGTCGACTCGACAATGCAAGAAGATGTTGAGGTTATGGGCGACGAATACACAGCGGCCATTTGGAGTGAGGAAGATATTGTAAACATGGGCGGTTACCGGGACGCGAAGGAAGTGTTCTGCTCTGACGCAGGCTGGGCAAAGGTTCTGGCAAGGGTCGCAGCAACCGGGTCGATTGTAGGGATAACAAAGCAATATCATACGAGTCATAGCATCGATTTCAATGTGTGGAGTGAGAGCAAAGAGGTAACGAGTTTTCTGTTTGATATGGTTGCCCACTTTGTAACTCAGAAGAGAATTGATCTACACAATGTGGATGGGTATGACCTGTCAGGAATACAAGGACGACGTTCGGGGGATATAAACCTCGATTTTGGGACTCTTCTATATGGATCAAATATTACTGTGACGCTCGCTATGAACCATCGGGCAACGGTATTTGATACCTCATTGACGAGTATCGCATCAATAGATACACAGACCTTACCGACGTATTTCACGTTGGGGGCTGTATAGGGGGTTATATGGCTAAGACAAGTTCTACCAGAACTAAAAAAGAACCGAAATACCCTGCCTTTAAGTACATAGAACTCGAAGTACCGGATATACATCCGTACACGAGGGCCTATGTTGAAGGGCAGTATCGTGGTATACTAAAAACAAAAGCTGAGTGGGCAAAAACCTTAAAATCAGTATTGGAGGGTAACAAATGAGTCTGAATTATCGCACATTCCAAAGTGCTGGTCAGATCAGTTCGCACATCATACCGGGAGCATACTCACGTATCGACTCGGTGAAAGGTGCTGCGGGGCTTGCCTCTGCTAACAATGGCGTGGTTATGGGCCAATGTACGGGGGGTCAGCCCGCTACCCTTCTACAGTTCAATACCATCGCCGAAGCAGTGGACGCTCTTCGTGGCGGACCTTTGATGGAGGCTGTTCGACTTGCATTCAGTCCGGGGGGAGGACTAAGCCCCCAGCGCATCTTCGCGATGCGTGTAAACGCCGCAACACAGGCAGCGCTCGCCTTGGTTGCGTCGGCAGTCACAAAGATCAATCTGGCCAGTAGGGATTACGGTCTCTATACGAATCAGATTAAAGTGACTGTGGCGACCAGTACCGACACGTTCGGTAAAAAAGTCACCATAGAGTTTCAGAGCGATCCGGTTGAGGAGTTTGACAACATCTGGAAGAAGAGTTTTTCGATTGAGAATACGGGCGGCGCGTCCAGTATGACCATCGTGAATACCAGTGCAGCACAAACACTCGATACAGATGTCACGAATCCACTGAGTATCGACTTGAATGATTATGGCACTATCGGCGAATTGGCGACGTACATCAACGCCCAGACTGGCTATACCTGTTTTGCGATTGCGGGCAGTGAGAATGATAGCCCACTGGAACTGGACGGAGTAACCGCAGCGGACATCAACGCCGCAGCCGTTGAAGCAGAATCTTCAATGTACGCGATGCTTGATGTTATCAACGCGCAGTCTGCGAGAGTATCAGCGGCGGCGGGAAACCTCGCAACCAATGTAGAAATCGTGGACAACAGTGTCGCAGAGTTCCTTGTTGGAGCGGTTGAGGGTGACTATGATACGACCCAGTGGACAGCGGCCTTGTTGCAGATGGAAGCGGAGAATGTGCAGTTCATCTCGACACCTGACCCGCTGGCGGCGGTACACGCGCCTATCAAAACCCATTGTGAGGCAATGAGCGCAGTGACCGGACGGAAAGAACGGCAGTTCCTTGTAGGGGCTCCGTGGAAGACGGGAGTCTTGGCAACCGATATCGCAGCGGCGGTTACGGCAGCACAGACGCTTAACAGCAAGGCCGGGTTATACGCCTTCAATGGTGGTACTCGAAGGGATGTGAATGGAGTAATCCAGAATTATTCCGGGTCGTATGCGGCCTGTATGCTGATGGGTATGAAATGTACCTTGGCAATCAACCAACCTCTCACCTTCAAGGAATTGGACTTCATAGAGCTTGAATACAAGCTAACTGACAGCAACCTTGAAGCTCTGTTACAGGAAGGTGTTGCCGCGATCAACTACGCACCGACTGGTCGGCCTCGACTGGTGCGACAGTTTAACACTTACCAGACAAACGATCTGAAGTGGAATGAGTTCTCAGTAGTAACCGAGATGTTCTTTGCATCACGGGACCTGAGAGAATCACTGGAATTGCAGTTTGTTGGGCAGCCGGGAACGGCAGTCACGGGCGGTGTTTTGAAAGGGGCGGTAGAAGCGAGACTGGCAATCTATCAGGACCTTGGCATCTTCATCAAGAACCCGGCTGACGGGCTCTCATGGTGGGGTGTACAGATCACATTGAACGCTGATCAGGTATTCATCGATTACGATGCGTACGTGACACTGCCAGTCAATTTCAATTTCATAACGAACCACTTCCACGAACTCGTGGCGAGCGTATAGGAGGATCGCATGGCGCAGAAAATACTTGCTGGTGGTGCATGGGTACAAGTTCTTATTAACGGACAGCCTGTAGGTCTCGCGACCGGGGCTTCCTACGACGAGGATTGGGCTGGATTGACGGCCTCCCCTGTAGCGATATAGGGGTAAGAAAGTGCGGAATGAAGCGGGAACCCTGAGATGGGAATCCGAACCGAAGGCTATGCTTTAAACGGCTGGTCAGGGGCAACGCATAGAAGGTGAACCTGCTAAGGCAGAATATAATCCTTCCACGAGGCCGCACCAACTCATTGAGTTGAAAAGATATGCTGAACTACACTGAAATGAAGGTGTAGAACTAAGGGATAAAAAGCCTTTAGGATAACAAAATTGGTTAATCCAGCCAACGTCCTGAACTATCATGGTCCTGTTGACTATGATTCGCAGGGATACTCGTGTACTGTTACACTATCAACCTTTCTCCCGGAGAGACCGGGCGAGGGTCCATGGCCAGATGGCGGCGCGGTCGCCTTGGCTGAGTTTATACCGACACGGAGTCAGGTGCAGTCGAATGACGGGAAACCGGGTGAGTTCGATACACTGCAATTCCTGAACACCGCAACCGGTCAACTCGTAAATCAGTTCCGAAAGGTTATGATTGCGAGTAATGGGGTTCAGATCACGCCCAACAGTTACATAACCGCGAATCTGCGGATGATGAGTGTAGAGCGAACGATCTAACCATCGTTTTAAACTCGGTGGGGTTACGTCCAGCCCCACTGGGTATTCCTTTTGAGAAGAGGAGACACAATGGCGAAGAAAGATATCAGAATCGGACAACAGATTATTCATGAAGATGATCTGAAGTTCACGGTCGAGTATAACGGCGAGGTCTTCACAATGAAGTACCCAAGCCCGTTTGAAAAAGCAGGAATAGAAGCAGACATCTCAAGGAAGCTCGGAGGATTTGCACGGGATACTTACCCAGCGGATCACCTCGCGCTTGTCGAAGCTACAGCCTACGCGGATAACCTCGTCATCCGTGAGGAGTCGCCTGAGTGGTTTAAATCCGCTTGGACGTGTTATGATGAGGCGTGCATAGGGGAACTGTACACATCCTATTTGCGGTTTCGCGGCGAGTTTCAATCAAAACTTAAATCGGGCGGACTGGAAGACCTTAGCAAGGGACGAAAGTCTTGACCTATGGATCATGCATCATTTTCGAATACTGCCGACGGATGAGAGGTTCAAGAAGCTAACTGAAAACCAGAAGGTTTTGATGTTCTATGGCTGGACTGAACTGCCATCGTCGGAACAGATAAAGCGCTTCCATGACAGGAAAGCGGGTGATCCGGTGATCGACGAGACGGCGGAGAAGAACTTCGCGAGAGCGGGGTATACGCCGGAACAGATTGAACGGATGAAGGAGCAGTTGGCAAATGCCGGATATAGTCAGCCGGATTAAGGTCGAGGCGCAAGGCGCAGACCAAGCGGCACGAGAAATACGAAAGCTCAAAGAAGCCTATGATCAGGTGGCAGCCTCCGCAAAGGGGTTGTCACCCGGTGCTATTGGTGGAGGTGACCCCTTCTCGAAGGCTGTATCTCCGAACTCAGGAGTCATGGCGGGTGGTCAGTCGAATGCAGATGTAGCCGCACGTGAAACCCGGAACCGGGATTATCAGGAACAATCCAGACAGAGACAATCCTCGAATAGTGGATACAATAACGCCATCCGGCCCGGTGCGGTCGGTGGCGCTTTCTCTACTGCTGAGGCCGCAGGCGCAGGTCGTGGAGGTGCCGCAGCCGGTGGCCTCGCGAACATGGCTGGCGGTCTCGTCGGCGGTCCTATAGGAATCGCACTCATGGCACTCGGAGCAGGGGCCATGGGAGTACAGAAGTTCGCAGAAAGTTCATATGGACGTATGGAAAACGTCTTCGGTGGGGGGATCTCCCAGCGACTTGGAGCATCGTACGAAAACACTCAGAATTATATGACTGAACTCGGACGTACGGGTGTGCCTATTGGTATGGTAAATGCGCTCATGACATCGGCCAGCACTTCGGGTGCCCAGTTTACGAAGGGCACAGCGGGGCAGTTTGGCCTGTTTGCTGATGTAATGACAGGGGCAGGTGTTGACGCTGGCTTGCTTGGACAGCTTCTCGGTACTACACAGCGGGCCGGGGTCAATATGGAATACGGGACCTTGGCCGGGGGCGCGGGAACGTTTGGCCGGGGAAGTCTCGGAACCTTCCTCACAGAAATGAACAGAACCATCGAAGGCGCGATGACCAGCGGGATCAAGCTGTCTCAGGATGAGGTGAATCAACGAGGCAACGTATTGGCGGGATATGCCCAATTTGGCGGACTGTCACCAACCGGCGCAGTGGCCTTGAATCAGTTGGCAACAAATAGAGCCCAGAGCGCGGCACAGCTTCAAACACCGGAAGACATCATAGCATTTCAGGCTATGAGAAAATCGGGTGAGAGTGTGACCGATACTATGATGCGGATGGAACAGAATCCTACCGAAACCAATGAAGCTGTATTTCAGTACCTTCAGCGGTCGACGGGCGGGGATGAGGACCTTATGAGAATGAGGGTCCAGAAGTATATGGGAGCCGGGACCAGCATGAGCATGGTTGATGCGTTCATCCAATCATCGGGTAGAGAATATTCCACGGCAGCGGGTAAAGGGGTTGCTACCGCCGGAGTCAGAGGAAAGATTTACGATGACGATGGAAATCTTGTTGATTATGATCAGGCTCGGGAAGTGACAGCAGCCAGACAGATTGAAGCTCTCAAGGGTGTTCAGGATGCAGCCCTTGAATTGACTACAATGCTCGGGGGTGTGGCGGCATGGATCACAGGAAACCCGATCAACACCAATGCGACCAATGTTCAGTTTGGTGGAGTGCGCCGGGACCTTATGGAAGCGGCTCAAGGTCAAATAAATCAGACCATTGAAGAAGTGAATACGATAACTGCGCAGGATGTTAGTAATCTTACTGCTGAGATTGATGAAGCCAATTTGACTATTAAAGATATGAATGCGGTTGACCCTTGGCTTCAAAATCCTAACTTTGCAACCAACGCGTCGACCATACGGTCACTTCGGGAGAATGAAGGTCTTCAGGGGCAGATCAATGAAATATCAGATGCTACTCCCGGATGGATGGGGGCGTGGCGATCATTAAAAGAGGGTGACTTTCAATCATTCGGCGGAGGTGTTGGAGGGTTTAGTAGTTTGTTTAATGATATTCTCTCTGCGGTCCGTGGACAGGCTAAGAAGGAAGCGGTTGAGGGGCTTGGATTGTTTGATATCGGGGGTAAGATCAGAGAGAAAGGTGAAATTACAGATGTAATCGATCCGATCCTTATGCAGTTCTATAACCGGCAGACAACTACTGAGGGTGAACTTTCAACAGCGATCCGGGAACTTGTGACCGCATTGAGTGAAGCTGGTATCGTATTTACGGATGGCGAAATGGTCATTCCGACGGTGGGTAACTAATGGCCGCTGTTATTGATACAATACGACGAATGTCCATAAGGGTAGAGATTGACCGGTGGGAGTGGCCTGCCGGGAACAAGAAAGATACCCTCGACGTTACGCCGGACATTATGAATTACCGGTTTCAGAAAACCATTAAGAATCCGCAAGGGTCCTGTCAGTTAGCCGTGCTTCCTCAGAGCGCGGATACTCATATTCTGGATGTTCTCAACCTTATGGATGTGATTCGAATCTACGAGTTCGGAACGCTCAAGTTTCTGGGGTATATCACAAGGGTGTCATATTCAGGATCGATCAACCCGTCCGATGGAAAGCCTACCAGAACCGCGACACTCACATGCCAGCAATTCGGCGGCTTACTCGTAACCGCAAATGTCGGCCTTGGACTGGGCACCGCACTGGGCCTCGAATCTGACGGTCTGATTGACGCGGCTGCGGCCCTGAGTAAAGCCATCCTTGACGCTTCGATTGACGGGGTGTCTTTTGCTGAGATGGTAAGGGTCCTGATTGAAGCATTCATAGACTACTTGACGGCTATCGATGCGACCAAGTTCATTACCTATCTCGATGCTTATCTCGATGTAGGGTCAGGACTGACCAGCAGCCTCGCTCCGGCGATCCCGAGAACGTTTGAACTTTTCAACGGTACAGAGCAGACCCTCACCTTCTGGCAGTTGGCTGAGCAGTTGGTTCAGAAACCGTTCAATGAGTTCTGGATCGACAACGGGCCGAGGAAAGTGACCATCGATAATAAGGAAGTGACACTCCCGGAGAAAGCGTGTCTGGTATTCAGAGAAACACCGTTTAATGGTACCAAAACCAACGGAGTTGTAGGGAACGCATTCGACAGTCTCCCGGCAAAGCGGATTGATCAGAACCATCTACTTCAGTTTGATCTGGCCAAGAGCATGGATGAGGTTTATACGTTTTACTCTGTGAAGCAACCGGCCTTCGAGCTTTCCGATCTTGCTCGTCTCCTGCTGGGACAGGCCGAGGTTGATAAGCCGCTTGTAGGGAAGTACCTGTTCAAGCCGTTGATCACAGAACTGTTCTACACCCGCATAGAGGAAATTGTGGGGGAAGATCGGGAGATCACGCAAGGGGCGGCGGAGACGGTCAGCAAGGAAGCGGCCATAACTCTGTTGAATTGGTTTACGGATAATGAGAATTACCTGTCAGGCGCGATTACTCACATGGTACCCTCAAACTCCGACGACGATCCGAAGATTGGTGACAAGATCGAAGTGTACGGAATTGAGGGATTCTTCTATGTGGAGGGCGTTGCGCATACGTGGCAGTATCAAGGGGCCCTGAAGAGCAACCTTACTGTAACCCGTGGCTTTAATAGAACTAAGCCTATCGAACTGAAGGATAAAATCTTCAGAAGGAACGCGATGTCATGAGAAAGCAGAAGCGGGATGTACAGGTAGAACAGAGTGCCGTGCAATTCCCTAACCGAACCACGATGGCCCCTCATGGGCGGTCTGCATTCATCGCTCAGGTGATCGAGGTGTATTCCCAGCGGGTGACCTGTGATTTGAAGACGCATGATGGTCAAGTGCTTCAGAATATACCGGTAATGTCTCAGGCTGGAACGATTGCCGGAGCGCCTTATGGTACCGTTAGTTTGCCCGCTATCGAGGATTTCGTAGTAGTTATGTACGCTTCTTACGGTACCCGGCACAAAGTGATAGTTGGTACCATCTTTCCGTATCTGGCTAACGAGTTTAGCAAGCCTCCGGTGAACTCCGGCAGCAAGACCACAGCGACCACGATGCTTGAAGCGGACAAGCCTCTCGAAGATAAAATCATCTTGAAATCAGGTACTTCGGTTCTGATCGAAGAAGATGGTACAATAACTATAGAGACCCCGGACGGTACGTTTTTCAAGTTGGACGTGGCAGCCGGGACTTTTGAGCTTACTGATTCAAACGGTAATACGATTGTATCGAGTGCTTCAACAGTAACGATAAACGGGAACTTGGAGGTGGACCAGTAATGGCACTGAAGGAAGTTGCTGTTCAGGGAATGACAATAGGGATTACGGGAGCCGGTATTTCCGGGTCTGTAACTGTACTGGGCACCCCGTCAACGAAGGTGAAAGCTGAAGCTAACGGAGTGTATAAAGATAATCTGTCTGTTACGATCCCTACGGGATTGCGAGATACGCCGGGGCTGTGTACTTCAGTTGCGCCCTTCCCGACGAATGTTCCGGCGTCCGCTGTGAAAAACAGGGTGGATGGAGTTGAACCCCTTCGGGTTGACGACGAGACGGGAACATTAAACGTACCGGGTGTTCTGGACGGTGGAGGTGCTTGTGTCATATCCACAACGGTCAAGATCACGGACGCAGGACAGACAAAGGTGAGAGCAGAATGAGTGATATAATAGCGAATCTTTTTGGAAATGCAGGACCTCAGCCGGGAGCCGGTGCAGCTAACTTCAAGATTGGACAGTCTTGGTTGGGCAACACCTCAAAATATGGTACCCATGCTGCGCGAGGTAGTTTAGATTCTGTTTTGAGCAAGAGTTGGTTGTTTGAAATAGTAGATAAAAATAGTGGGAATGTTGTTGAGTCGTTTACTCTTCTTATGCCTCCGAACAGTCTGACCATTAAGGAACCTCAGCGGACCGCGATCACGAAGACCTTTGGGAATGCCTTTGTGGATGAATACGGGGCAGACAATATTCAGATAACCCTCAAAGCAATATCCGGGACCACGCACGTATTCCCAACTTATTCCAATGCTGTAGTGAGCGCATTCACCGATGTGGCGGCTGCGGTATCAGGTGCGGATAAGGCTTCGAGTAATCGGGTAGGGTTCACAGGCAGGAATGCTTTTTATGAGTTCCGTGATAAGATCATGCGCTACAAAGACAAAAAGGATTGGGATAAGAAAGAGCTTCGGGTTTACGATCTGGCGGATGAGCAAGCTTACAAATGTGTGCTTCTCGATTTCACACTGGACCGGAATGCGGACAATCCACTCAGGTATCCTTTCACGATCAGTCTGTTTGTATATGAAAAACTTGACAAGCTGAGAGTGAAGAAAGGTCGCGTGGTTAATATCTCCAAGGACCCGATCAGCGCCCTCGATGACGCTGACGGTTTTCTGGACACGCTGTTGAACGTGTATCAAGATGTTCAGGGTATTCTCAATTCAGTTGCTCTCTTGAAAGCCAAATCTTTGGAACTCCGAACGAGGTACAACCGGTTTCTGAATCAGACCACTCGTGTGTTGACCGCTCCGCTGGACATTTCTAAGAATATGATCGATATCGGGATGATAGCTACGGGTACGTTGTTTGATACGTACCGGGCTGGGAAGATCACATTCGAACGGTATGCGAACGCTCAGGAGTTATTTCGGGAGACCATCATTCAAGCTCTGAAGACTTACGGATTTCAAATCAGTGTAGGCTGGCAGCAGTCCAACACCGTGGAAATTGAAGAAGATGCAGGCGTGGACGTATCAGGAGATACTGTTGAAAGATCGGTCTCACTGGCATCGTATGAATATTCAGGATTGAAAGTATATACGGTGAAGGGAGATGACACTCTTCAACGGATCGCATTGAATGAACTGGGTGATGAGAATCTGTGGCCGTATATCGCCTCAGTCAATGCTGGGATCACTTCCAATGAAGACCTTACTCCGGGCGAAGAGATTTTCTTACCCGTACAGGTTGATCCGGGGGATGGTGTCAACAAGGAACAATTTATTCTTACTGAGGATTTCACACGAGATCCGTATGGTACCGATATCAGGATTGATGCTAATGGGGATATTGTGATTCAAGAAAATAGTGATGTAGCCTTGATCAGCGGAATTGAGAATATTCAACAGGCGATAGACCTCCGACTCAATACCATGGCTGGAAGTATGATCAAGCAGAGTGCTTTCGGTATCACTGCGCAGGCGGGAATAGCGGGCACGGAACTCGCAATCAAGTATCTGAAAACGGCAATCAGGAACTCACTCACACAGGACCCGAGAATCGAGTCTGTGGAGAATATGATAGTAAGCCTTGATTCGGATGTATTGAATATCAGTATGAATATCAACGTTATAGGGGCTGAAGAAAGCCTCCCCGTGACGGTGGTTACATAATCCAAATGGTGCACGCGTGCACCATTTGAAGGGAGAGGAGAATGGCAGGATTTACGACAAAACAGTTTGATGATATTGTTTCTGATATGGTTGCGTATATCATTGCGAACTCAAGCTCAATCACTGACCTGTCGCCGGGATCGGTGATCAGGTCATTTGTTGAAGGGTCCGCACTCAGTATGGAGGAGATATATGTAGGAATCTATCTTGGATTCCGGCGATATCTTGACAACGTACAGGAGACCGCTTTTGACTTCGAGAGGAAGAACGGTACGAAAGCGGCGGTTGATGTGGTGTTCTCCCGAGCAATAGCAAACGGGGAGATTACAATTCCAATAGGGACGCGGGTTAAGACGGCTTCCGGGCTGCGCTTCCTGACGACTGAAATAGGCACGATTGCTGCGGGACAGGTCAATTCGAACGCTGTATCCTGTGAAGCCGAGAGTGCGGGTAGTTCATATAATATCGGTAGTGGAACTCTTACGGTTCTTGAAGACAGTATTGCAGGCGTCGATACGGTGACTAACTCACTGGCCGCGACTGGTGGTGTGGATCAGGAATCTGATATTGCCTATAAAACCCGGTTTCAAGCTTATATTGAAGGACTCGGACGGTCCAATATTGCTGGATTGACAGCGGGCGCTCTGAGTGTTGAGGGAATAACCAGTGTATCTGTTGTTGAGTTGTTTCCCCCTGTAGGAAATGTCAATGTGGATCTATATGTGGATGATGGGTCGGCGGTGGAAGTTTCAGCGGCTAAGGTGCTGGAAGTTCAGGGAGTCATTGACGGGGATGGCACTGAGGATAATCCCGGATACAGGTCAGCCGGTGTGAATGTGGTAGTACAGGCTCCGAGCATTGTAACTCAGGATATTACTATGAGTGTCGAAGTATTATCAGGGGTCGATACTGACCAGCTTGAGAACGATATCGTTGACGCTGTGAGCGGATACGTGAATACGCTGGGAGTAGGTGTTGATATCATTTATAACGAGATCGTAGGTGCGATCATGGGTGTGTACGGTGTTGTGGATGTGGACCTTACGGTGCCTGCGGCCAATGTGACTATTGCGGCCACTCAGGTAGGGCGTGCCGGTACGATCTCCGTATCATTGGTGTAATTATGGGAATTATAAGTACTTTCAACAAAGCAGTATCCGACGCGGTGAATAAGACCGGGGAAACGTATGTTGCCATCATAGGATCTGAAGATTTCACACCGGAACCGGTCATTGAGGAGTCTTCAGACTTCAATTGTGGGGCATTATGTAACGAGTTGGAGTACTTGCGGACGGTATCAAATTATTTTGTTCAGTCGTTTGATTTAGATATAGCTGAAGATGAGAATCTGGATATCCTTGTGAGCGCTTTTTTGAATCTCCCTCGACGTAACAGAGCGGAGCCGGATGAAACGTTCAGGAAGAGGTACCGTGCGATTGCGATCCAGCAGAGTAACCCACGCAGGACTACTCGGTGGGCGATTATCGATGCGCTTACGTACTTCATTGTGGATACGACTACCATTCAGGTTGTTGAGCAGTTTGACTCTAAGAATCTGTATTTTCAGGTTAGGATCGAGGGTGCGCAGGATTTCACCGAATCGATATTTCTGAACAATACAAATCAAGCATACGTTAATCAGAACTTTGTGGGGGGTGACGGTGTTGGTGCTGTTATTTCTTATGTCGGTGAACTTATAGATAGAATACGAGCAGCGGGAGTTGATTTCGACCTTGTATTTATCAAACAGTTTAGGTTTACAAAGACTATTGATGCGTTTATCGGGACCGTTCAGTTCTATAAAACCATTGATGCAGTCGTTCGGGGGACAGTACAGATGACGAAGACTTCAGACGCGACTGTGGTATAGGAGAGGATAATATGCAATTTCCAGAAGGTAAAGGAATCAGGGCACCTCAGTGGTTTCCCAATGAACAGTTAGTAGACGGTGATGTAAACTTCCTGAACGAGAAGGAATATACGAATCTGATAGTGTCCTTGATGAACACTTTGAGTCTAAAAGATGCATCGCCCAATATCGCGGTGAATGGCTTGCGGCTGACGCATAGCACCCTCTTAACTATGTCATTGGGAATGGGGATATGCCTGTCCGTGTCTGGGTATTATATGCAGGATGGGGTATGGGCTTTTGTTGGATCTCCGGGCGATGTGTTTGTTGTCAATGTTCCAGTGGATACCAATATCGCAGTGACGACGGGTGATGGCTCCAATGATCGTATTGATATTGTAGAAGTACGACCTAACCGAACCGAATATGACAGTTTATCCAGAGCGTACAAGGACCCGGTAACGGGTCTTGTTACAACGGCTCCGACCGACACAAAGGTGGAGTACGGATTTGATTTTCAAGTACTCGCAGGAACTCCATCAGCGACACCTGTAGCTCCCGCGTCGACGGCTGGATGGATCAAGGTAGCTGAAGTGTATGTGGCTCAGAGCGCGACTGCGATCACTCAGGCTAATATTAAGGATGTTCGGGATTCTGATTCGTGGGATGTGGATTCAGGAAGCCTCGTATTTTTTGATCCGAGTCTGGGAGTGGATGTTGATAACGTAAAACGACCGGGATTGGGTAGTGTGATTATACCTCATTTTATTGGTGGTAGATATACGAATATTGTCACCGATCCTACAGACTTGACCACTGCTAACTGGGATGCAGTCACCGACGGTGTGGTTGTAACTCAAGAAACTCTCAATGGTGAGGTCTGGAATAAGGTAGCGATAAGTGGATTTTCATATAGAGGCGTAATATCAGAAGATATTGTATCAGATGTTCAGTTTTATACAGTAAGAGGTAGAGCTAAAAGAGGAACTTCACCGAATACACAATTGCAGATATTCAATAGTGACCAGTCACATAAGTTTGGTGTTATTGTTGATTGGGTTGCACATACGGTGACGGATTATTTTACAACTGAGTTTAAATATACATGGTTGGATGATGATACTCTTGATTTAGAGATCAGAGTTGATATTGGAGCTTATATTGGCAATACCATTCATGCGTATGTTTTTGCAAATTGGGTTGGAACAGATGCGGTATACACTTACTGGCAGGATATACAGATCACTCCCGGTTGGGCTTATTATCCGTTTGTGAATGGTATACACGGACCGGAAGCGGTGAGTGCCGATCATCTTTTTTTAGATGAGTTTACTATTGATACTGAGTATTATCCCAGATTTCAGTATGATACCATTGTAGATCAGTTTATTGCTGGTTGGGATGTGGGATCTACACATTTAATATTGAAATACGATTTTGCAACCGATAAGTTTATTCTCAGTTGGTATGATGGAACAGCTATACGTGAGTTAATCAGTCAGCAGTTTGATAATGGATCTACGTACACGGTATTGAATCAGACATTGAGGTTTATAGCCTCATTAGATTTAGGATCTGGGGGAATAAACGATTCTACATTTATTGTAATACCGTCAGAAAGTGGATCAGTTAATGAGGACACAGCGTGGTCAGGTACGCCAGATACGCATAGTAATTTCACGGATCTCCTACGATTTGGTGGTTCAGATCCAGAGGCTTGGATTGCTAATGGAATTATAACTGCAACACCTATAAAAAGAACGGGATATGGTGCGGGTGCTTTTGTAATGATAACGTCGACTTCGATATGGGCTTCAATTGATGGTGTGAATTGGACTGATGAGCATACTCTGGGAGGAGGTACACTTCGAGGTCGTTATTTTGCTTATAATGGAACAATTCTTGTAGTTTGTGGTGATAGTAATGCGTTTACTTCTACTGACGGGTTTACTTGGGTTGACCAAGGAAGTGTGCATAATTATTGGCATACTTTAATGGCGAGTCCCAGTTACTTTGTTATGACTGGAACTTCCAATGTCATGTATACCTCACCGACCGGGGTGACTTGGACTGCAAACGCAACGTGGGCGGGTTATGTTCTAACTGGAAGCTCTTCTTTGTATGCGGAAAGTCTGTACATCGTCGGTGAGAGTACTGGCCATATATATACTACTGCTGATCCGACAGGAGCGTGGACTGATCAAGGTGATAAGTTTGCTGGTGCGGCTGCTATATCCCTAAGTTATGGAAATGGTATCTATGTAGCTGGACTGTCTACTGGTGAAATATATACAGCAACAGACCCAACCGGAACATGGACATCTCGGGGAATTGTAATACCCGGAGCCGTTAGATCAATTGCGTTTGGAAATGGTGTGTTCATGGCGGGTGATGATGCTTTCCATGTTTCTTATTCTTACAATGGAATTGATTGGTTCGATGCTGGGGTTATCGGAGCCGATGATATGTATGTGGCTTACGGTAATAATCGTTTTATTGCTGGGGATCTTGATTTCTACGCATACCATTTACCTTATTATTTGGGTATGAATGGTGACTTAAACTTCTTTGATATTTATAGTGGTTTATTGACCGAAAGCATTACGACTAATCTTGAAGCTGATATATATTTCAATAAGCAGAGTAAGATTTTTGAAGCCTTACCTGATGCGTTTATTCCAAGAGCGATTGCTTCAGGTACTCCAATAAGTTTGGCGATTCAAAAGGCCACTGATGATATGCGAACAGGTCAGGGGATTCAGGATAAGGCTATTTTAGAAAGGCATTTAGGGTTTGATCCGTCAATAATGTCTGTCCCTGTTACAATTAGTGAAGCTGTAACAAAAGGAGATCCCATAGGTTATTTTGAAAAGAATGATGAATATAAAAAGTGTAAACTAAACATGCTGATAGCCGAACAACTCTATGATACGGGGACTCTGGTGCAATTTGTAGTAACACCAATGGAAACCAACTTTTTTATGGTTTCATGGTGTAATATAGGGGTTACTGATTTTTATGCCAGAGTAGGAGAACTGGTTGATGGTGATATAGTATGGAAAACTTCTGAGACAATATTACAAACAGAATCAGCTTATTATCATAATACCTGTTATTTAGGTAATGAGTATGTTGTAATTGCATATAATGATACAGGTGGATCGAATGATGGTGAAGTTATTGTTGTCAAATATAATTCAGGTGGCGGCACTATAACAATTGAAGGTGCGCTACTTAATTTTGAAGTAAATGGAACAAATAGTATCGCTGTTTGTAATATGACAAATGATGATTTTGTTGTTGTTTACAAAGATGGTACTGATTCGGATGTAAAATGTGTCGGGTTTAATTTTAATGGTTCATCTATATCTATAATAGCTTCAAAACAAACGCTTATTACTGGTACAGCAACAAAGATTGATTGTATTGAAATAAATGATAAATGGTTTGCCTTTGCGTATACTACTGCTTCAACCGTTGGTTATGGTATGGTTTATTTTACAGGGACTTCGTTTACTCCATGGACACGAAACACTCTTGTGCTACCGGGTTGGACAGGAGTTAATGAGGTCAGACTACGACATATGGGAGATGGGTATTTAGTTATATTTGCAAGAGAAGATTATCAATGTCGAATTGCACTTTTAAAACATGAAGCTTTAGATGGAACTACTGCAAGTCCTAAAACATTACAAGTACTATTCAGTGATGTTTCATTTTCTGGGATTTATTACAGTACATCTTCAACAGATGCGTCACTTATAGTACTGGGCGGTGGATATGTAGTATTTACATATCAAAGTAAAACATCATCGTCTGGTTCAGTATTACAGATGAGAGCTATGTTAGCTAAAATTAGCCCATCAGGAGTTGTATTTTTAACTGATGAAATAGACGTAAGCGCACTTGCAGCATCCATAGTCGGAGAAGGAAAGTTTGCTATGGTTGCTCCCGGTATATGTTTGGGTTTCTACAGATATAATGATGGATCAGCAGATGTACATTACCGCACTTTTGAAGTACCAAAATATTTAGGTCTTGCTAAAGAGACTGCCGGATCTGGGGATACAGTTGATGTGGTTCATGGTGGTATCCTTGAAGGATTGGTTGGTTTGAATATAGGGCACGAGTATAGAGCTGATTTTACAGATGCTTCTTTAGTTGAAAGCTTTAAGGGTATAGCTGTAGGGAAAGCAGTAACAACTACAGCTTTAGTTGTGAAATAGTTATAGGTATTGAGGAGAGATAGATGAAATACGGAGATGGACGAGGGGTTAAGACCCAGCAATGGTTCCCTAACGAAATATTCAGAGATGCTGATATCAATCGGGTAGGGACGCAGCAGTATCAGAACTTGATTGATCTTCTTGCATCACTCTCGGATCAGGAGACCCACGCTGAAGTATTTCGTGGATTACAGCTTGTTCACACAACCGATTTTACCGCGAGTCTGAAGACGGGGGTTGTCATAGATTACCAAGGTCCGTATATGGTGAACGGCACATTTGGATTTGTATCGGAAGCTAAATCTCCATTTATAGTTCCGGTACCGGTAGACACGCTTATAGCGTTTGATGATGCGACTGCGCAGACCGGAGATCGTAGGGATTCACTTGAGATCAGACCGACAGAAGCAGGGTACAACGCGTTGTCCAGAAACTTTAAGGACCCTGTAACAGGGCTGGTCAGTACTGCGGTTGTGAATACCGGGCTGGAATATGGCTTCGAGTTCACAATAAAGAAAGGGGCGGCGATACTCACACAGGAATCAGACCTTCAGTTCCCGGCAGAGACCGGGGCGTCGAATATGTATGACGGTAGGTACATGCTGTTTATTATGTCCCGGAATGCAGCAGGGACCATATTCAGACAATCGGTTCTTCTCTGGTTCAATACCGATGGTAGCAATCCGGTTCCTCAGAGTGTTCTCGACTTGGTGGAGAGTGATAATCTCCTGTATGCTGAGATTGCTGTTACCAGTTTGGATTCAGGTACGGTGATAGCAACGGCGGTAGACGCTGCCTTTACAGGGTTCGCTTTTGATAAACCGTTTACAACTTCCAGAAGTACAGATACGATCACCTTCTTTGCTGCAAAGACCGGTATCTTGTCGTTTGGAGGGACAGCAACAGGTTTGACATCCCTTGTGAGTGATACTCAAGCAGGCGCATACTCAGCACCTCCGGCACGTACCGCAGGCTGGATAAAGATTGCCGAAGTGGAGATAGTGGAAGGGGCCTCTGATTTGGGGATCTTCTTTGGGGACGATCCCATTTTCACATGGGAAACTTTGGAACAGTGGTCGGATTTCGGTATTGATAACACTCTGCCAGTGGGGTGGGATATACGGACGCGGTTGGATGATGTGGAGGATGGTACAGGGATTCAGGCCGGGGCTATTGAAGAATATCATCTGGGGTTTTCAATACTTGCACCTGTTGGCGAATATGAAGTAGCTGCCGGTGAAAGTGTCGAAATTGGAGATATGATAGAGAGACTTATCAATGGTACTGTGAAAACATGGGACGGTAGTACTATGGATGAGTTCACAAAAATAACAAGACGTAGACTGTCACAGGATATCTATAGTGGTACAGATACGTTTACAACCCCTTTCTTCTTTCAAGGAACGAACAATACGATCTGGTTTACTGCTATTGGAACTGGAATCCAATTTGTAGGTATCCTTGATTTAGATGCTAAAGGTGAAGTTGGTATCTGGCCTATGTATAATACCGGAGACATTGCTGGAAATCGTACAGGTATTGTAGCTTTAGACGATGAACGGGCATACCTTTCTACTGTAGGTGCAGGTACAATCATAGGGAAAGTTGTTAAGAGAAATGGTACTGATTCTCTTACAGAAGGAACACCAGTTACTGAAGAAGCCAGTGGTGGAGCATTTAATAAAGCATCGTTGTTATCTGCGGATAAGGTGTTAGTTACTTGGGTCAGTGGTGCAACATTTAAGGCCAATCATTATGATATCAGTGATATGACTATCACAAAAAACACTCCTGATACGGTTGGGGATTCATCTATGGGATATCCAATACACTGTATAGTTTCTGAAGATAAGGCGTATGGTTTCTGGTTCAAGTCAGGAACAGGTATTCGTGGGGTTGTAATAGATACGTCAGGTGTCAATCCTTCTTTGGGTTCTATCGCAACGATAGATGCGGCGGCGTGGGCGTCTCCTGCGTTATGGATCACAGGCACATCCATGATCGATGATACGCATGTTTTATTGGTTATGCGAGATACTGGTGCGGCTGGGTTCAGGCTTGTTACTGTAACTGAATCAGGAGGGACCCTTTCTGGGGGTACAATATATACTCCGTCAGCGTTCAGTCAAGCAAGCAGGCTTCATAGGCTGACTAAATCAAAGTATCTGATCTGTTCGAGTACTGAGGGGATGCTTATAGAATATGATACAAGTACTTACGTTGTCACTTTTGGAACACCTTTTCCCATGGGTACTGCCGGAGAAATAGCTTATTCGGATAGACAGGTACTTGCTATAGATAACGATGCTGATCCTTCATTTCTTTCGTTGATTCGTGTTGTTGGTGAGGGTATTAAACGATGTGTTGGTTTTGCCCAAACAGCAGCGGCGGACGGGGCAACTTGTGAAGTAGTTGTACCCGGAGGTATTTTGACCGGGTTGTCGAGTTTAGTCTCTGGAACTGTTTATGGATATAATGTAGAGGAGGGTTGGTATTCTCAGTTCAAAGCATTTGAGGATTACACTCTTGAGAGTATTGTGAATGAGCCGGTAGGGTTGGCTTTGTCAACAACCACAATGTTGATATTAGACAAATCAAGATGGTAAAGTAGGGGGATAAGATGGCATTATTCAAACAGTCAGGAGGGCGGTTGTTCAGGATCGCACTGACATTCACGTTGATCTGTATTGGTGTACTGGTATTGATGAGCTTTTTAACAGTCCAAGCCATGGGCGATATGAAGGAACTTGCGGCCATGACTGACGAGGAAGGCAGGTTCATGGAAGTGCCGGTGATGTTCTACTCACAACTCATTGATAACATGAAGTTCGGCACGGTCCTCGCATCGTTGTCGGGAGTTCTCATAGCAATCGCAGCCCGGTATGGACTCCGGGAAACCTCGAAGAATATCGGGGCAGGTATGCAAGCACGAACAGTAACAGGAGGTAAGAATGAAACCGTGGATGTGGAAGGCGATAGCAGCGCTGGTAATAATTCTGCTGATGGTGGCGGTCTATGACTCGATTGCGGTTCGTCTCCGGCCTGATCCTGATCTCACTGCTGCTAATGAACTTGCCGATAGCCTTCGCGCAGAGCGTGACAGTTACAAACGAGGACTGGAAGACGCTAATGTCCGAGTATCAGACCTTGAAACAACAGTGGCAGACACAAAGCGGGATAATCAAGAACTTAGAGCGGACCTTGATAGAAGCCTCGGAATCTCAGGTGACCTCGCAGCAGAAAATAGACGACTTGAACAGAGTATTAGCGAGGGCCTTAGTGAGACAAGCAAGCTTGGAATCTCACATACTGAGCTTGGAGGAACAATTGACCGACTTGGGGATATCTTTGACAGATACACTGGCGGAACTGAAGGCGAATGAAGGCGTTCACGAGCAGGCAATAATTGATCTCGTGACGGAATATGAAATCAAACAGGGCAAGCTGAAGTCTCAGCGGGATACTCTGTTTGTAGTAGTTATCGTGGAGACTGTGTTGATCGGTGTCGGTATCTACTTTGGTACAAGATAACATCGCCCTTCGGGGTGGTCTCTCTTCTCTTTGGGGTGGCTCTGTAATGGAGTCACCTCTTTTATCTCCCGAAGAACACGAAAAAACACGACTTGACACAGACTTGTCAATGTGGTACTATTATAGCAGAACAAGTTTCTTGAGGAGGAAGCTATGACTGCCGTATTAAATGAAGTAATGACAGATGGGTATCTGAAGAATTATGTAGGATACCACGCGTACAAGGTCGCCCGAAGATTCCCTAATTCCATGGACAGAGAGGATGCTGAACAGGAGATATGGGAAGCGATCATCAAGGCGATGAATAAGTACGACGGGCGCAAGACCCCGGTGGAGACTGCCCGCTCCGCAGCATTTTCCAAGTATGGCCATATGATCGATGGACGGCTGAGGAAGCTACCATTCAACGAGAAGATGGCCCACTATGATCAGTATGCACACCCGCAAGAGTTCGCGGACCATGACCCATGTTATGAGCTTGTGGAAGCGAACATCACCCTTGACCGTATCGAAGAAATACTCAGTACGGAAGCAAACCGTCCAAGACAATACCGAACTGCTTTGAAAAAGGCTAACAGTCCAAAACTATACCGAACTGCTTTGGACTGGTTTCGACTCATGCGTAAGGGATACTCTGCCCAAGAATCGGCGGACGAATTGTCGATCCCCGTGGACTATCTGTACGTAATTCACCGCCGTGTTTTCAAAAGTGTTGTTAGAAATCTCCCGCTCGTGTGATTAGTTCTTATTAAAGGGGGTCTCTATGACGAAACGATTGCGCACAGCTATCGAAACTGTTATTGTACAGGGGACGGTAAATGATCCAGATATGATGGAGTTGTCAAAGGCGTATAGTGAGCACCGGGAGAGTATGACCGTTACTATGCAGCGGGTCGAGTACCTTGAGGATTGTCTGGTAAGGGGAATGAACAAGCGGCAGGCGGCCAGAGCCCTTGTCGAGCATGATCCCCGGATAGGTAGGCGAACTGCCGAGACACTGGTGTATACCTCATTCTCTGGTATGTATCAGAATCCCAGAAAGAGAAGACGGTCCAGCTTAGAGATGACAACTACCGTCCATCAAGTGGCTCCACCTTCAGTATCTGCTGAGGAGGATCTTCTGTAATGAGGGCGCTATCGGCGAAGACACGTACAAATCTATGGAAGCTGGCAGCCGCCAGTGACCGGTATCAACTACTGCTGCTATTCAGTTACTTCGAGGACCACGGTCAGGATGCTCCCACACAGGACGAGATCAGGAAAGCTACAGGGTTATCTAAGCAGATGATCACACACACTACTCGCGCACTGGCAGCAACCGGTTTTATTGAGGTGGCCACTGCCAAGGGTAACAGAAAGGAGGTGCGGGTGCTAAATAAATTAGGTTTAGCTATAGCCGAGTCTGTTCCTCTTATCTTAAAGGTATATAGTAATAGTATAAGAGAAGAGAGAGAGAACGGGACGGCTACGGCTAAACCTAAAAGTTTGGCAAATGGTCACTCGGGTGTACATTTGAAAGGTCAGTGGAGTGCTGAGGATATCAGGGATGATGAGGATTGGCAGAAGGTGGAAGTCATCCTACTGAAGTATTTCAGACCTTCACAAATCAACCCCGTGTTCCTGACGAAGAAGAACAAGTTTGCTACACTGCTGGAAGTTGTGGGTCAAGTGGACTTCGATGCGTACTGTAAATGGTATCGTGTGGAGAAGTACCCGAGGATGAAGTTTAACTTTGGGCTGTTCTTGTATCCGAGTATGCTTTCAGAGTTCGAGGATGCTATGGAGGATGACGATACTTATCTGAACGTATCTACGAACATGGAGAACAGTGCAGCGTATAAAAAACTACTGGATGAACAGGAGAAGACGTTGATTGCAGAGTTTGGGGAGGGAAAGAATGAGAAAGAAACTGATTGATCAGATGACAGACCTGAAAGCTGAGTTGGTCGACGGCTGTACGATCTGTCAAGGTGTAGGCTTCATCGGGGAGCATGAGTGTTCCTGTCGGATCGTACAGCGTTATCTGAACGGTCTGATCGAGGCGAAGATACCGACGGAATACTGGGATCTCGCACTGGAAGACCTGACTGAGGTCCGCCCGGAGCAGATGCTTGTTGTGGCTTCCAGATACATCGACAAGCTGAAGATAGCGACTCGGAAATCTCTGGGTATGCTGCTCATGGGTCCGAATGGCCGTGGAAAGACTTCGATTCAGTGTGCTATCGGAAAAGCTGCGGTTGTACAGGGCTATTCTGTTCAGTACTTCACGGCCCAGCAGTATGTGGAAGCGGTGAAGGTAAAAGATAGCGAACTTTTAGAAGAATATGAGTCAGGAAAAATCATATTGTTCGATGAGTTAGATAAGGTATACATCGCCCAGAAATCAAACTTCGTGGCGAAGACTCTGGAAGAGTTTATCCGCCGGATGATATCGGGAGGTGTCGCGTTTATCATCTGTACCAACCTTCATGAAGAGGAACTGGGAAGGATGTTCGGGGAATCTACTATGTCCATGTTGCGGGGGCACCTTCGCTTCCTGATTATGGCTGGTGAGGATTACCGGAAGACTCAGAACTCGGATTGGTCGGATAGAATGGAAGAGGATATTGATTATATGAACCCACACATCGTGAAGTTTGCGAGTGAACTGTACGACCGGGAAACTCAGGAGGAAGCAATTGGCTGGGAAAAAGAGTATTGAGCAGGAAGTCACTGAGAGGGCTTCAGATTTTAGAGACATCGAGATTGAATACCAATTGCTTGCTTATGCCCTCCGGGAAAATCCCGCTGTGTTGGGTACAGTAGAGAAAGACTGGTTTTCTGACATTCTGTTACAGGACGTGTACACGGTAGCCGAGGACCTTCGGATAACCTTGTCAAAAGCCATGGTCCTGAATGAGCTACGAGATCGAGGGATCATGAGCAAGTCAGAGCAGGGATTATTTGCTGAAGCTCTGGAACAGTTATACGAAGTGAACACCGCGCCGATCAGTCCTAAGACGGTACGGCATATGATGACCCAGCTTCTTCGGTTGTCGGAGTCGCGCCGGGTCCTTGTTGCGTGTGGGTCTGTGATTGGATCGATACGTCAGTTTGATTTGGACTCTTCGAAACGTACCCTATCAAGTGTATCCAGAGAAGCCGTAATTCGAGACTCTGAGAACGCTGTCCTGTATCTGGATCATTATGCCCATAGAAAGGAAGTGATGGAAGAGAAGGAAGCGGCAAAGGACGAGTCCGAGGATGGGGAGGCTGGTATCCGTACCGGTATCTATGCGTTTGATCGGATGACTGGCGGTATCATGCCGAAAGAGTTTGCACTGGTAGCAGGGGTGACCGGAGTAGGGAAGACAGCCGCCATCATTGAGTTCTGTGTGACTGCTTACGAACACGGCCACAATGTGATGATAGGTTCCGGTGAGATGTCAGTAGATGAATTGGCATTCAGGATTGACTCCCGGCTCACTCGGATACACGGGATGAAGTTCAGGACCGCCGATCTTGATCCAGCCGACTACAAGAGATGGGACGAAACGATCATCCAGTACAAAGCATCACGTGATAACGTGTTGGCCTTGTGTGGATATCCTCGCCGGTGGACGGTAGCTGATTTAGAACGGGATAAGCTGCGCTTCGAGGAAGAGACGGGGAAGCGGATTGATGTGGTCGGGTTGGATTATATTAACATCGTTGAGCCTATCATGAAAGGCCGGAGCGATTGGAAGGATCAGAGCGAGGTGGTCTGGGATTTCAAGGCATTCTGTAATGAGCATGACCTTGTAGGGTGGACCGCTGGACAGGTGATTGATGAAGCCTATGGAAAGGAACTGTACGACGCGTCGGACCTGAAGTATGCCCGAGCAATATCAGAGGCCGCCCCGGTGATTGTAGCATTGATCCGTACGGATAAGGATGTGATTGAGGGTCGGATGAAGTTTCAGGTAGTCAAGATGCGTAATGCTGAGCCGCCGAAGAAACCGATCAAGCTGAGTCCTAACCTGTCGATCATGCGATTGAATGAAGAGGTCAAGAGAACCAGTACGCTTGCCGGTATGACTGGGCACTCTATAGACATGGAACGAAAGGCGAGGAAGCCGAAACCTAAACCGAGAGCGGGGAAGAAGAGCCTTGGAAGTTGAAGCGATCTTACGTGGTCAAGGTGTTGATTACGAGGATGGCGATAAGCGCCTCATGGTGATCTGTCCATTTCACGACGATCACAATCCGTCCGGGGGAATCTGGGCCGATAGTGGTTATTTCAGGTGCTTCGCTTGCGGTGCTGAGGCCGGTCTTGCGGAGTTCCTTGTGGAGACTGTGGGTATTCCCATGTCACTGGCTCGTAGATTGGTTCGAGGTCAGGATGACATTTCAGAACTGGAAGAGCGTATCCGGGAGAAGCTGCATTCTGACGACAACCGATTTAAGTATTTCAATATCAAATCATTCCATAAAGTATTCCCTAAGCTGGAAGAGGGCTCCCCGGAATGGCAGTACATTCTCCGGCGTGGGATAGACGAGAGCATGATCCGGCGATTTGATATGCGGTCAGGTGTGAAGAAATATCACGACCGTGTAGTGCTTCCAATTTATACGCCGGAAGGGAGGCTGGTTTCATATGTAGGAAGAGCGGTGAAACCGGAGATGGCACCGAAAACGAGGAAGAGCAGATCACCTCATCGGGCGCTATTCGGATTGAGACAGGTTGTAAGGTATTCACCGAACCGACGATTATTTACTGTTGTAGTGGTAGAAGGTGAGTTTGATGCTATCTACCTTCAGCAGTTTGGAATAGCTGCCGTGGCGAATATGGGTACAATGGCGATGACGCCGGAGAAGATCCGGCTTCTACGAAAGTATGCCAAGAAAGTGGTACTAAGCTATGACGGTGACGATGCCGGGGGTGATGGGATGTACGGCACTGAGAAGAAAGTGGGGCAGTACAAATTATTGAACCGCCATGTTCCTACCGTATCAGTAGAGTTACCAGAGGGGATGGACCCCAATCAATTAGAACCTGACCAAGTGGAGGAAATATATGGCCAGTACAAAGACAGCGACGAAGAAGAAAACCCCAGCTAAGACAAAGGCTGTGGTAACGACGAAACCTGCCAACGCAGCGGCAGTCAAAGCTGCGGTTAAGATCAATGAGCTTCATAATAATGCTGCGATTCATACTATGGAATCGGTCAAGATGTGGATCGATGTGGGTGCGGCCCTCACTGCTTATAAGGAAAAGACACCTCATGGACAGTGGATTCCGTTTGTTGACAAGCACCTGAACTTTGGTCGCCAGCAGGCGTCGAGGTATATGAAAATCTATGCTGACCGGAATGTGATCCTGAAGATCGATGCAACGAGTATGAATAAGGCTCTCGCTCAGATCGCGCCGCCTGAAGACGACGATCTCGATATTGACATGGACATGGAGCCCGAGGACGAACGGGACCAGCGGATTGCCGACCTCGAAGAGAAGTTGAAAGAGGCGCAGTTACAGGTTGACGAGTTCCAGAACGATTCTTCGAATGATGATTTGCAGATTTCGTATGATGAGGTTCTTACCGAACTGGAAGAACTCAAGAAGCAGGGGCATGAAACGGATTCTGATGTAGAGGCGGCCATCGAAAAGCTCAAGAAGATGCGGGAAAAACTCCGTAAGGATGTGAGCGGGATGGAAGACCTTGCGAGGATGCTGAAAAAGACTCGCGACTTCTTTGCCAGAGAAATTGCTCTGGTACCTACCTTGAAAATCTCGAAAGCAGTGATCAAGCACACTGCCGGAGACGTGGAAGCTCTTGTGGAACTCATGGAGAATTGGGTGACTGCGATGAAGGAGAAGTTCGATGTTTGACTTCGTAATAGGTTTGGGCCAAGGCGGGGGACGACTCGCCAAGGCTTTCAAAGAGGGTATGGAGATCCCGGCAGTGGTGATGAACCTTGCCGGGATCGACTTTGCCCATATGGGTATGGGTCGGTATGAGCGGCTTGTATTCGAGACGGGTGGGACGGGTCGTGATCCTCACTTTGGTGAACAACTTGCCAGTGAGAGGATTGAGGATATTGAAGAGTTTCTGAACAACCGGAAGAACTTTGGCCCTGCTCGCAGCGTGCTTGTCACTATTGGTGGAGGCGGAGGTGCTGGAACTGGATTCCTGTTCCCGGTGCTGGACTATCTGATCGAACTCGGGAAAGACATTTTCCTGATCTACACGTTGCCTGAGAGTCGGGAAGGATTGCCGACCAAGCCGAACGCTTTGGAAGCACTGGACCGGTTGATCAAAGAGTATATCCAGAGAGAACGGGTATCGACTCTTCTGATTGACAACGATTTCTGCGTCCAGAGGTACGGCCGGTCGGAAGACGGGGATTACTGGGGCGCAGTGAACGCCGGGATAGTGACCAGTCTGAAGCGGTTCCATGTGCTGACCCAGTTGGAAAAGTACTCTGACTTTATTGATGTATCCGCGGGGTACAAGGCGTTGGATGCCAATGACCTTCGCAGAATGCTGTTCGCCAAGAATGGCTATATCGATCTGCGTCGGATGGTATTTTCAGCGAGGGTCGATGAGGATGGAGGGTTGATGCGTGCGATCAGAGAGTCGAGCCTCGTGTTCGGGTCCCTCGATATCAGAACAGCAAAGCAGTATGTGATATCCATCGGGGTCCCGATGAGTTGGAAACGGTGGTCGTGGACTGCGGAGTTCATTGAGGAAATATTCACATCTGTGAGCAAGGCTACCCGACACACCCCTTCGGTGATTCGGACCAGCTACTACAATTCCCGGATAACTGAGCTACAGGTTCACCTGTTGTTGTCCGGTATGGCTCGCAGCAAGGGTATCGATAAGATGATCCGTGGAACTGAGAAAGATCAGCAGCGGCTCGACGACCGGAAAGGGGTTGATCGATTGGATATCAATTCAGTTGTTAGGAAATCTCGAAAACAGTGATTATTACTATATAGGAGGCCGTGAAGTGGCAAAAAAGAGTTTAATAGGTATCAAGGGCATTGAGAATATCGATATTGAGTTTACTTACAAGGGTAAGAAGTATTCGGCCCCTGTGGTGGACTCTATGTTCCTTGATGATATGTCAGTGGATGAAATCAAACAGGGATTGAACGAACTCCCGGCGCGTATATCGTACTGGAAGACATTTCTCATTCCTCTGGAACGTGAGATCGAAGAAGGGGAAGAAGACTTTGAACTCTGGTTTCAGGAAAAATATATGGATGTGGACACGGAGTTTGGTAAGAAGACTGAGGGGTTTAAGAAATCCAAAGTCATGCTGGAAAACGCCAGTGAGTATAGAGCGAAGAAAGCCGCTCTCCGCGACCTGAAGGATATCACCAAAAAGGTCAATATTTTGGTGAGTGGTTACAATACAAAAGTTTGGACACTGCGCGAGATCGCCCGTCTGACAGACTCCGAGATTCGGAACCTGTCGGCCTCTTCGTTGAAGGGTAGCGGGTCGCTCGCCGAATTATAGTAGGAGGCCGATTATGGCTAAAAGTCTTGGGAAAACCGAAGACATACAACAGACCAGTGCTTCTATGGAATCAGGCGGGCAGAGCCTCTATCTGAGCATACCCGATTCGAAGACTCCGTGGTATCTGTTGGGGTTGGAATACACCAGCTTTTTCTCACACTGGTACGAAGGTCCGCAGGGCAGGCGTTCAGTAGTGTGCGCCGGGGGCGTTGAAGGTGGCGGGTTCGCTACTGACGACTGCGAAATCTGTGAACACACCCTCGAACTCTATCAGGAAGGCAAACGTCTTCGTGAAGAGGAGAACGAGCAGGCAGCGGGTAACAAGCTCAAAAACAGGGCGAATGACATCCGTGGCAAGGGCGCTGTGGTGCTGAAAGCGATCCGTGGTCAGTACGTTCTGATCAAAGATAAGAATGGCAAGAAGCATCAGGAAGCCGACTTCGAACTGGACCCGGACAATGAGGATTCCAATGTAGACGTGGGATTGCTCAGCCTGAGCGAGGCCCAGTGGGAAGGACTCACTGGTATGATCAATGGTGAACATACACCGTTCATTAAAGATGGTAAGCAGCTTGCAACACGGGTTCTCTTCACTAAGAAAGAACGTCGGAAAGGGAAGACTACCAAGTACACTGCTGTGGTCTGGGGAGCCGAGAAAGAAGAGACTGACATGCCCGAGGTAGAAATATCGAAGGAACTTGATGAACTCGATCTTGACGAACTGGGTGTAATCGATGTGGACGAAGTGACCAAGGTTGCAGCGTACCTTACTGGTCAGGACTCCGAAGACGTGGACGACGATGAAGAGGTGGAATTGGAAGACGACTCCGAGGATGAGCCCGACGATTCCTACCTTGACGATGTTGAAGACGATGAGGAACCCGGCGACGATGAAACGCCCGCAGATGACGACTTCGAAGACGATATCCCGTGGGAAGAGGAAGAAGAAGCTGAGGACCCTCCGAAGAGGACTACTGGAAAACCAGCGTCTACCTCCAAAAAGGGAGCAGGTACAGGGGCGGCTTCTGGGAAGCGTACCACCAGCAAAAAAACATCGTCATCGGCACGTTCAGGAACGGGTTCTACATCTAAGAAAACCGGCAGTAAGAAGTCGGGAAAGTCGAGGCTGTAGGGCATGAATAAAGAAGAGCTTCAAGCACTGCGCAACAAGGTCAACGCGGCCCTCAAAGAGCCGTCGTTGGCCAGTATGATTCCTGATCTTGAGAATCGAATAATCAATGGGCTGTCTTCGGGCAGCCTGCTGTTGAACCTTGCCATGAGTGGTAACCCGTTTGTCGGGTATGCGTGGGGACGGATTGCTGAGATATACGGTCCTGAGTCAGGCGGAAAAACCACGATGGCGTTGCACGCGATCAGAGAGACCCAGTTGATTGAGGATATGACGGGGGTTGATCTCCCGACACTATTCATCGACATGGAACACTCGCTGGACCTGTACTATGCCGAAGCGCTGGGGATTGATATGGAACGATTGACGATCTCTCAGCCGGGATGCGCAGAAGACGCTCTTAATGCTACGGAGGAAGCGATCAAGGCGGGTTTTAAGCTCGTGGTCGTGGACTCCGTGGCTGCCCTGACTCCCCGTGCCGAAGTGGAAGGGGAGATGGGGGAGTCCCATGTAGGATTGCAGCCCAGACTCATGAGTCAGGCTTGCCGGAAGCTGTCGCCGTTGGTCAAAAAGAACGACGCGCTTCTCATTTTTATCAATCAGATTCGTATGAAGATCGGGGTTGTATTTGGAAATCCCGAGACCCGTCCGGGAGGGAAGGCGTTGGATTATTACGCGACCTACCTCATGGAGATTAGAGCGCCCCGGTCCGGGAAGAAAACGGGAAAATCGCTCATGGGTTATGACAATGCCCCGGATGACACGCAGGAGTTGGCCACGATGGTCAATGTCACTCTCAAGAAGAATAAAGTATTCCCGCCCCATCGTAAAGCATCATTTGTGATTGAATATGGAGTGGGGATTGATAGAGTGAAGGACTTGATTGCCTTCCTCGAATATACCGGGGCATTTGTGGAGCCTGTCGGAAAGACGAAATCGGATAAGCCGAAAACTCCGGTATTACGGATGCCGGAGAGGAAAAAGAGTTATACCGCTTCGGGTCTGGCCAAGTTGTTGCAGACTGATGAGTTAGCTTTGGCCGAGGTGTACGATATTGTAGAGTTAAGGGAGGCTGAACGTGATACTAATAGCTGATCTCCATTTGGGGAAAGAGAATGATTCATATCTGTCGCAAGGGATACCAGTTCAGCGGTTGGACCTGTGGAACAAGTTGCATTATATAGGGACTTTGGCACATCAGACAGGACAGGTGCTTGTGATTGCCGGGGATGTATTCAATAAACTGAACCCTACCACGCAGATTATCGCGCTGTGGTTCAAGTTCCTTTCGGCTTTCCCGGAGGTTCCGATTTATGTGATACCGGGGAACCATGATTCCGGTACTGACTGGGTGAATACTGGCATGATCAAGGAAGTGAAAATGAGCCATGTCGTCGCTATTACTGAGCCCGGAACATTTAACATAGTGGATTCTACCGGTACTGCGAAAGTGCTGTTCTATCCTCATATCCCGTTGGCCCAGAGAGACAAGGCTCGAAGCATCGCTCAGATGTGGAGGGGGTCGGTAGACTTCTGTGTGACCCATGGACAGGTAGTGAATAGTGAGTACTCGAATGACATTTTCTTCGAGGCTGGCGATGCTTTGGAACTCGATCTGGCGAAGATGCCGGGACTGATATTTGCTGGACATATTCATAAACAGATTACATGGAAAAATACTAAGGCCCGAGTCGTGTATCCCGGATCGATGACGATCAACAATTTTGGGGAAGTGGATGAGAGAAAGGGTTATTTGAGTATTCGGTTAGAAGATCCTGATGATTATACGGAATGCGAGTTCCCTGATCATATGGGAACACGTTGGCAGCATGTCGAGTTGGATCTCACTGCCAAGGATGAGACCATGCTTGACGAGGCGGCTATAGCTGAGATTGCAGACAGCGCGATCATCAAGATCACGGTGCTGGCAAAACAGTATGGTGTAGTTGATGAGTCATACGTCCGGGCGTTGTTTAATAAGTATGGGGGGCATGTGACCCGGTATGAAACGAAAGTTACGGGAGACAGAACGGTGGTTACGGCCCAGAAGAAAACTGTATCTCATGTGAAGCTCTTGACTGATTGGTTGGGAGATTCCCCGGATGTTCCTTTGAAGGACCGGACGAATGCCAAGAAGATGGGTGAGAGTATTATCACGGAGGTGTTGGCATGATCAAGAGAATAAGTTTACAGAACTTCCTGAGCTATCGGGATGTGGTAGTCGATATGGAAGGTTCAACAATTGCGGTGACCGGAGAGAACGGTGCGGGGAAAAGCTCATTATTGGAAGCTATCCCTTATGCCTATTTCGGTATTGGTCGAGAGACCATGGAAGGGATGTCCCGGATCAACGGGGACGGCACGCATCAAGTCACAATCTGGGAGGATGACAACATCGAGATTCGGCGGGGCCGTAAGAAGAGCGGAACGGGCTATTTTGAGGTTCGTAATGCGGGTGAGTTGGTGGTGAAGGGAAGAGAAGCCGACGAATGGGTCAAGGCTCATCTCGGTATGGACGGTGATACGTTCATGCTGACCGCTTTCTTCGGTCTCCACGATGTGCGCCATGATACGTTGATCCGGGTCACCCCCGCCAACCGGTTGGAAGCTCTACAGAAGCTCGCCGAGATTGGACCCTACAAGAAGCTGCTGAAGGCGGCAAAGGACGAGTATTCTGCTGCTGAGGGTAGTAAAAAACTGGCAGAATCCAAGAAGGAAGGGGCTGAGGCTGGGCTGGTAGATGAGGTTGCAACGAAACAACTCGTTGCTGACGCAGAGGCCGAGATCGAGACCTTGAACCGTGATCATCTGGATCTGAAGTCAGAGAAGGATAGCTTGCTGATTGAGGAAGAGAAGTATCAGGCATTCTTGAAAGAGAAAGCGGCGATATCTGTGGAACGTAGGACCCTCGACCGTGACATTAAGGTGTTGGAAGAGGAACAGGACGATATCGAAGATAGGGTGAAGGATAGCACTGTACTGTCAGCGGAGAGTGTGAAAGAGCGTGACGGTTTGGATAAGCCTAAGATCGTTGTTGAGGATGAGGTCGCCACTATCAGTGACTTGGATAAGGCAATAGGTGAGGCTTCAGGTAGAGGTGAACTTCTGAGCAAGGTTGTAGAATCTGAATCTGTTGATAATAAGTGTCCGCTATGTTCGGCTCCGGTAGCTGAGAATCAGATTGATATCTGGCGTAAAGAGTTGGAAGGTCTTCGGAAGAAATACAAAGCAGATAAGCAGTCGGTTGTGGATCGTAAGGCTCAGATTAAAGAGTTCAACTGGATAGAAGCCCGGATGATAGAATTGAGGGGCATTATTGAGGACGCGGTTGCTCAGGTAGATGGGGATAAGAATCGGGAGATTGTCATACTCCGGGAACTGCGGAAACTTCGAGCGGATAAGATGAACAAGGATAACCGGTTCATCGATCTTCAGGAAAAATTGGGAGATGAATACCGGCAGCTTCATGTGGATATTGAGAATATGGGTAACAAGATTGATGACGTTACCAGTGAGATTGCAGCTAATACCCGTGAGATCAAGGTCCACCGGGAGAGTATGAAAAACAATATCGGGGTCAAGAAGGTGATTCGAGACTGTGAAGCGGATATCAAGCAAGGCCGGAAAGATATGAGAGCGGCCAAGCTGTTGATCGAGGCGTGGAGCCGGTACGGGATTCCGATGAGATTGATTCAAGATACGATGGCCCAGATTGAGGAAGTGGCCACATCGGTGTATCAGGAGTTTGATAGCGGACGGATCACGGTGACTGAGGTTGAAGATCGAGGCAAGCCCGGTGTGGAGTTTACACTTCAGGACCGTAAGGGTGGCCGGACGTTCAATCAACTGAGCGCCGGGGAAAAGGTGATGTTTTTCATCTCTGTACGGGTAGCTATATCCCAGATCATCCGGGATTACCGTGAGGTGACTGTTGATTATCTGATCCTTGACGAGGCCATGGGGAATCTGAGCCCCAAGCGTCGGGACGACCTTGTTCGTCTGATCAACAAAGCACTCAGGAAAATGTTCCCGCAAGTGATGATGGTTAGTCACACAGAAATGCGCGATATCTTTACGAATACTATGAGGGTAAGCGCAGACAGCGGAGAATCTAAGGTAGAGGTATTGAGGTGAATCGAAAGTATCATGAGTGGACAGAAAAAGACATGGTAAAACTCCGTGAGTATATGTCTACGATGTTGCACCCAACTTCATTATATGGGTTACCTGTTCTTGCAAGAATAATAGGCGTGTCTGTGAACTCTGCGCGGGGCGCAGTGGTCCGCGAAATGAAGCGGCGTCGTGACATACGCGAAGAATGACGCCGACTGGCAGGAGAAGGTTCGCTCCCGATCAGATGGCCGGTGTATCTGGCCCGGATGTGGGAGTAAGTGGAACGCGGCTGGTCACCATGTGTTTGACCGGAGATTTAACGAGTTACGGCTCGTATTGGAGAATGGAATATGTCTGTGCGGACAGCATCATCAAAAAATAGGAACAGCGCCAAAAAAGCTGCGGGAAAAGCTATCGAAACTGATGGTGGGTCCAAAAACATATTCGGCTCTGACGGGCCTGCTACAGACTACTTTGTCGGGAACGGATACCGACCAAACCAACGGGAAGCCATCGAAGAAATCGAGGACGCCTTCGAGCAGGGATACCGGTATGTTGTGGTAGATGCTCCCACCGGCGCAGGAAAGAGCCACGTCGCCCGGTCGTTTGCGTTTCAATCTAACAGTACTCATTTGGTGACGGTCCAGAAGCTATTGCAGGACCAGTACCAGAGAGACTTTCCCGATATGTATGTGATGAAAGGCCGGAATGCGTATGCCTGTATAGAGGGCGAGGCCGGGGATAGCTGTGCGAACGGACCCTGCCGCCGTCGGAAGATGGGACCGAATCCGAACTGTCCGTATCAGGTAGCGAAGATGAAAGCAATGGCCGCCCCTGTTACGGTTCACAACTTCGATTCATTCTTTTACCAGAACAGTTATGGTGGCGGATATGGTGGGCGTAAGCTGTTGATTGTTGACGAGGCTCATAATATTCCGGGCAAGTTCACGGAGTTCCTGAGTTTCACCATCGATAGTCGAGGTGGGATAGTGGTCCCTGAAGCGTACACTTTGGGAGAGTACGATGACTTTGTGGGAGCTACGAGAACCGAATATCAGGCAGAATATGACGCCCTTCAACGTCAGTTCAATGCGGTCGGTCTGGATGATAAGAATCAGTTACGGCGTATGCAGGACCTTGGAGGTATGCTTCAAAAGATGAGTACCTATCTGTTCGAGCGTCAGAAAGAATATCCGACTGAGTTCGTATTCGACTTCAAAAGCAAGGGTCGCCACGGTGCTAACGTGACGTTCCGTCCGGTGTTTGTTGGTAAGTGGGCAAGCCGTTGGTTATTCAATTACGGTGAGCGAGTGATCCTGATGAGTGCCACAATTCTCAACAAGGAAATGTTCTGCCGGGAAGTTGGATTGAATCCTGATGAAACCTATTATGTACAGGTTCCATCTACCTTCCCGCCTGAGAATCGGCCTATAGTCAAGAAATATGCTGGTAAGATGAGCTATAACGACATCGATGAGACCTTACCTAACATTGTGGACCGGGTACAGGAGATCGTGGACAGATTCCCGGATCGTAAGGGAATAATCCAGACTCACAGCGAGAAGATCGCCTCGTATCTACAGAACAACCTGTTCGACAGGAGATTCACGTTCAACAAGAACTTTCCCCGTCCACAGGACATGCTGGAAAGTCATAAGCGGAAGAACGGATCATTCATCGTGGCGAGTGGGCTGCGGGAAGGTCTGGACCTCCATGGAGACCTGAGCAAGATTCAGGTGTTCTGCAAGATTCCCTATCCAAGTATGGGTGACAAGGTAGTCAAGCGGAAAATGGAGCTTGACGATAATTGGTATGGGTGGATTACAACTGTCATGTTTATACAAGCGCTGGGGCGCTCGGTGCGGTCTCCGAAAGAGAAGGCCGTCACCTATATTTTGGATTCGGGATTCGGATGGTTCTACAAACGGAACAAGAAGTTCATCCCGGACTATATCAAGGATGCTATCAAGTGGTAAGTGAGTTATCGAAATTGCAGAAAAAGGTCGGAGAGTTCGGATTGATAAAGTTCCCGACAGCTACACCGGGCACACGTGTTGCCCATTTGAAACGAGAGGTTCTGGAATTGGAAGAGGATCACGACCCAGTGGAGGCCGCCGATTGTGTGATTCTTCTATTGGGACATGCTTTCCTGTGCGGATACGACCTGTACGAGGAAGTGTTGAAGAAGTTTGAGGAGATTCAGACTCGTGAGTGGGGAGATCCCGATCATGAGGGTGTGCAAGAGCATATCAGGGAGTAGTGATGAAAGCGTATATCGGGATTGATAATGGAGTGACTGGATCGTTTGCATTCATCGGAGGGGATGAGGTGTATTTTGCTCCGGTACCTACTCATAAAGAGCAGAGCTACACGAAAAAGAAAGCGATCATCACCCGGATAGATTGGATGCAGTTGCAGACATGGCTGGCTGACTTCGCTTCGAGGTGGGGTAATAAGGATTATATCCGGGTGTTTATTGAACGTCCGTATGTTAATCCGAAAGGATTTAAAGCTACTGTAAGTGCGTTGCGCGCTCTTGAGGCTACTCTGATCTGCGTCGAGTGGGCCGGGTTATCCTATGAATACGTTGATAGCAAGCAGTGGCAGCGTGTCATGTTGCCGAAAGGTGTGAAAGGTACGCCTGAATTGAAAAAGGCGTCAAAGGATATCGGGATAAGATTGTTCCCGAAGTTCGCGAAGTTGATAGATAAACAGAAAGACGCCGATAGTTTATTGATAGCAGAGTGGGCGAGGAGGTCACAGCTATGAGTGTGGTTAAGGCACGTGATAAGGATGTCCGCGCATTAGCTCGGATATTGAAATTGCATGTAGGTAGGTCTTCGGCTGTGAAGGCAAGTTATCTTTGTAGATTCCTGTCAAAGGGCGCTACCAGTGTCACGGTCCGGGCGTGTGTTCATCGTCTCAGGATCGAGTTCATTCTTCCTGTGTGTTCGGATAGTACGGGTTACTGGGTTGCGGCTACTGACGAAGAACTTGATACCTGTATCGAATCGTTGAGTGCGCGTGCGGAGTCCATTACCGAAGCTAAGATGAGTTTACCGCCGTGGAAGGGGAATCTATGAGCAGATTGGACAGACTGGATAAGGAGTTTAGCAGATTGGAGAAGGTCGAGGCACTACTCGACCGGATAAGTAATTGCCAAAACAACAATGAGGACTTGAACAACTGGGAGGATGACTTTCTCGAATCTATCGAGAATTGGCTGCGTAGTGAGGGTCATGGTTTATCTGATAACCAGCTTAATAAGTTAGAACAGATCGAGTTGGTTGTTGCTGAAGGCAGGCAGGCTGCGTGGGATTAAAGGAAGTAACTTGTAATGCTTGTGGACGTAAGATCAATGATATTGAGTTCCCTCCTTCAGACAGGTGGGAATTGGCTGATGGCAGCGTTAGAGTAGTCTGTTCTAATTGTAATCATATAGAGGTGGCAGTGGAGGAATCTGATGAAGAATCTGAGTGATTTTCAGCCGTACCAGATAATGTATGTGGACGCTATGAACCTGTTGTCCCGGAGTCATTATGGTATGCCGATGCTGGAATATAAGGGAAGGAAGACCGGAATGCTTATGGGTGTGGCCCGGTTGATAATCGAGTGGAGAAAGAAAAACCCAGCCTTACGGATAGTATTTATCTGGGAGGGCCGGAACAATTGGAGAAAGGAAAAACATCCGATCTACAAAGCGCAACGGAAGAAAGACAGAGCGTTGGAGCCTTCATCGTCCCGGAAAGCCTTTCACGATGCTATTGGTCTCGTGAAAGAAAGCCTCCCCACAATGGGGGTTGATCAGGTATTGGCGGACCGGCATGAAGCTGATGACACGGTGTGGACAGTGATGTGGAGCGATGAAGGAAAGAAACTGTTTGTTTCTACTGACTGGGATTGGTGGTCACTTGTGGATCATGGTGATATCTTATATGAGAATGCGGTTCTGACTGAGACAGAGTTGCAGTCCAAGTTTACGAAGAAGTTCAACTGCGAACCGATCCCTATGGAGCGGATGTGGGTGTTCAAGGCCCTGACCGGAGATCCTTCGGACAATGTGTCGGGAGTGCCGAGATTCCCTAAGAAACTGGGGGCTATATTGGCTGCGGACCGAGAGCTTGGAGAGAATGATCTGATTCATGGTATGATCATTCACGGTTACCCGAAGTGGGCGGAGAAAACGATTGCTAATAAGTGGGTCCTTGAACGAAATCTTGAACTAATCAAGATCGATCCGCCGCCAGTGGATGAACTCGAATGGCTCAAGGCTCCGACGTATGAAGCGGAGGCGTTCGGTGATGTTCTACTGAAGAGTGGAATGGGTAATCTGTATGATCGATTGACAGGAGGCCAAAATGGATAGTCCAAAGATTGATGTGATCCCCGGAGATGATATTATTGATGTGTACATGGCTGCGGATAATGATGTTCAGCAGGCGGTGACCAACATCTTGATGAGTGCCGGGAATATGTTGTCGGCGACTTTCGCCGGGACTACTCCTCGTGGGCAGCCGTTGGTAAATCTGAATTGGAAAGCAAATCAGGATCTGTCACTTCTTATGATGACAGTCATGGCACAGGTTGGAACAAAGAGGTTCGGTGAAGTATGGCTAAACAGCTTGAAAGAACAGATATCCCATCTGGCGTAGAGTACTGGCCAGATTGCGATCTGTGTCCTAAGTTATGCGCCAACTCTATGAATGTGTGTATGGAGGGCGACGGCCCTGACAATGCCGCCCTGATGATAATCGGGGAGGCTCCCGGAGCTACTGAGGATGAATTGAATCTTCCATTTGTGGGTCAGTCCGGGGAATATCTGAGGGATGACTTGCTTGTGCCTGCCAGTATACCAGAGAGCCAAGTTCGATTTACTAACACCACCCGATGTCACCCTCCGAAGAACCGGAACCCGTCTTCATTGGAAATCAGGAAGTGTCGAAGATATCTGGAAGCCGAGATCAAGCGAGTGAAACCGAAAGTCATCGTAGGTATGGGGAATGTCCCTCTGGCTGCGATGCTTGAGCGTTATTATAAGGGTGCGCAGGAAGAGGGGACCGCCCGGAAGTCAGAGACCGTAGTCGGCGGGATTACGACATGGCAGGGTAAGCAGATATGGCTCAGGGAGTTCGACTGCTGGTTCATCCCTACCTTTCACCCATCGTACTGTATGCGGAATGAGCGAAAGCAGTCAGTGTTCAGCACCGAACTTGTGATCAAGGACCTGATGCGGGCGTGGGAACTGAGTAAGGAAGATCGGTATGTGGCGTCGGACATCGTGACGACGGTTGTGAAAACCGCAGAACAGGCGGGTAGAGTCATCAAGAAGATGGTAGCCTCTGAAATATTCGCATACGATATCGAGACGGGTGTGAATGACGAGGAACCTGCCAAGCCCCATATTATTGGCTGTTCGTTTGCCAATTCTGGTACTCACGGCTATTATATCCCATGGTCTCTGGTCGAGAAGAATAAAGGGCTCAATTGGACGATGCGCGGGATGCTGGGGAATACGAAGCTGACAAAGCTCATGCATAACGGTGCTTATGAGGTCCGGGTGATGCGGTTCAACGGTATCCCGATCTATGACAAGTACTTTGACACGATGATATCGGCCCACTTGGTCGATGAGAACTTCACAAAACGATTGAAAGACCTGACTTGGATACACACTGATTTCGGTGGGTACGACATCCCACTGGAAAAATACAAATACGAAAACAAGATCAAGGCCGACTACGCGAAGATTCCCTATAAGATGCTGTCTGATTACGGCGCTCTGGATTCTGTATCGACTTGGATTCTATATGAAAAGACTGTAGAACTGATGAAAGCGGATCATTTGCTGCCGCTTTTTAATAAAGTGAGTATGCCGGTACGTCGGGTGATGAGTGACGCCGAATACGCGGGCATCTATGTGGACGAAGAAAGAGCCCACGTAGTTAAGGCTCATTGTGAAGCATCGCTTGAGTGGTTGGAGCAGTCAATCTATACGTGCGCGGGTCAAGAGTTCAATATAGCAAGTTCACAACAGCTTCAACAGGTGTTGTACAAGCGTATGGGATTCGCTCCGCTGAAGAAAACGAAGACAGGTCACAGCACGGACAAAGAGAGTATCGAGTTCATCGCTACACAGCCGAAATCTGACATAGCTCAATACCTTTCGGACCTGAGCTATGTGAAAACAATGGTCAACACTCATATCGGGCAGGCACTTGAGTTCCGATGGGAAAGTGACGGTAGGATACACGCCCATTACAATCTGACTGGGGCCGTGACCGGGAGAGCGAGTTGTTCGAGCCCGAGTCTTCAGAATGTACCGCATGACAAGTTGATCAGGTCAATCTATACAGCGACGCCGGGGAATTATCTGATTGAAGCCGACTTGAAGAGTGCCGAGCTTGCAGCTATCGCGGCGGTATCTGGGGAAACGGCGTTCCTTGATGCGTTTGCGCGGGGCCTTGACCCTCATGCTCAGACCTATCGGACAATCTATGGTCTACCGGACAGCTACAAGCCGACGAAGTTGGAACGGCGGAAGGCTAAGACCATCAATTTCGGTCTGGTATACGGAATCACTGCTGTTGGGCTGGCCCATGGACTGGGTGTGACGGTAGAAGAGGCGCAGGCGTTTATGAACCTGTATTTTGAGCGGCTGCCGAACATCTATAAGTGGATGGAGAGTCAGAAGCGGTTCGTCAGGAAGCACGGCTATGTGGTATCCGTGTTCAATAGGAAACGACGGTTGCCGATGGGATTGTCGGATAGCTGGTTTGATCAGGGCAGAGCCGAACGTCAGGCGATGAATGCCCCTATTCAATCGAGCGCAGCAGACTATACTTACATTGGATTGATCAGGCTGGCACGACTCTTGAAGAAAGGTAAGTTTGAGAGCAAGATCGTACATACGGTCCATGATTGTGGACTGGTTGATACGGTACCAGCAGAGAAGAGACGCGTTGTTGACGCGTTCCATGAAGCATTTGAAACCCCTGTTAAGGCTATGCCAGTCAAGATGAAAAATAGGAGGCGACATGATCGCAAAAGCAGAGAAGTTTGAGAAACATCTGGAAGCCGTGGGCTCAGGTGCGTTTGGGAAAGTAGAGTACAATGGTAACGGAATCATTTTGAGATCATCTACTCTGAAGACTCCCGACAGAGGATCGAGTGTACGGATGTACTTCGATGGAGATCGGAATCAGGTTATGACCGGGAGACGGTTTGATATCATGGGTGAACTGTGGTTGATGCGTCAAAACAACGCGTATAGGATATATACCAACGTTGTACTGGACAAAAAGCTCCCTGACGACGTTGTAGCCCACGTGGAGCTATCTGAGGACGCTAAGGACGTGATGGGCCTCATGAGCGCCAGTGTTGTGGTGGGAGAACCTATTTCTTTCACAGTCTTCACTTTCCGAGCTATAGAGTTCGAGAAAATGACCACTCTGGCCACTCTCGTGTTCCATGAAGAGGTCAAGCCGAAAGCCCCTGCTAAGCCGAAAGGCAAGGGCAAAGGTACGGGTAATTCTACCAGAACAAAAAAAGATGACAAACCGAAGGAGGGGGAGGGAGATGAGAGTGATATACCTGAAGAAACTCCCTCCGAGGAAGCGTCTTAATCTGAGCAAGATCGGGTCGATGGCTTATCCTACACCGGTTGAATTACATTCAAATGGGCCGGTGCGGGTAGTCTATACGTACGCTGAATATACTGAGGAAGCGTTGAAGGATTCGGATCAACCGATCCTGATAGGTGAGTCTCAGGAGTACATGGGCCGTCTGACTTTGATCCATATGTTGATGGAAACTGGTGAGATATCATCGAGTAGAGAGAATTGGTTGTATGGCTTATTGAACCCGGCAGAACTGGGAGTTTATCCCACGACCATGCCAGCGTTTTTGAACAGCCGGTTGACGACAGCAGTTTGTGAGACTGCATACCGGTATGCGATGTATGGCGCTTTGTTTTCCCGGTCGATGGGTGTACTTGCACGGCTTCCATTGCAGGGGGAGTATTCCGACGATTTGAATCGTGAGCAGATGCGCGCGTTCCATTACAACGTCGGCATAGTTTCTGAGTTTCTGGAAGGCGAGTCCGGTTCTGACTACCGTGAGAGCGCCCATGCTATACTGGATAGGGGGATGTTATGAGACGAATGAAGAGATCGAAAGTGTATTGTTCCGGCTGTGCTTACCTGCTGTTGCTGCCCGGAACACCTCCGCAGTGTGTTGCTACGGCTGAGTTTGTGGATGGTCCACTGCGCAGCCGGATCGATGTGCGCGGGAGAGTGCCTGCCGAAAAAAGAAATCTAAAAAACGACTGTGGATGGCGAGAGGGTGTGAGCCTCCGAGCCTACCGGTTGAAGCGATGGATTCTATGGAGGATGAACAATGAAGGAAAAAACAACGAAGTCCAAGAAGCCAGCCTCCGCGACTACTCAGTCTCGAAAGAAGGCGACCGCAGCAAAGCCTACCGGGGCGAAGAAACCAGAACCGAAAGTGTCGACGAACTCATCCTCGCAATCGAAGAAGACGACAGCCGCGAAGAAGCCACCGCCCAAGAAGGTGACGAAGACCTACTCACTGACGGGGGAATTGGTGATAGAGACGGGGGGAGTGCCGACGATCAAGGGGGAGGGAACGATGAACACCCCAAACCTGTTGGTGGACTCGAACGGAAACGTGGTAACAAAAACGATGGTGGAAGTGACGATTGATGGCCGTCGTCAGTTTGTTTACCTCGATGCGGAGCAAGCTGCTACGGTATTGATGGCTATGAGGATAATGCCCTATGGCAAGTTCTGAGATTAAGGCTCTCCATGCGAGAGTCGGTCTGCATGTCAGCAAGGTCCGTGAGATTGTGATAGACGATAACAACCCGACCGCGATAGCTCGCGCTCCGCTTGAATCTACCTTCTCACAGTTTGTAGATGTGGATAATTTACCTAATGTGGATGATCTTCCCTTCATTCCTGAGCGGATGAGGGATTTTGCGTATAGATATGCGACTGAATACAAGAAGGCCACGGCGTGGGCTAAAGCCTACGATGTGACTGTGATAACGATCCAAAAATGGCTCAGACATCCGGGCGTGAAGTCATACGTTGCACTGGCGCGTCTGGAAAAGCGGTTCTATACTATGGCTCGACGGTCGGCGCTTGAGAATATGGTCTGGAAGCGACTCCATGAGTTTATGAGTATCAAGATCACTGGTGACAATGCCGGAGCGGTCGCCCGGATACTTGAGTTCAGCTACAACATTCTACATTCTCCTGAAGCACTGGGTGGTCGGGAGAAAGGTGTGTTCAATCAGTCGATTTATGTGGGCAGCGGTGAGCCTTCAAATGGCCAGAGTCCCTATGCACAGGGTCAGGATCGGTCACCTTCTCCGAAGCAATTGCAGGAGTTACAGAAGCGGTTGGATAGGTTGACAATGTTGGATGCGAGGAAAGCGGCTATGGATGCTGAGTTTGTAAAGGTTGAATCTAATGACGAAAGCTGATGTTTTGAATGAAAGTACTGATATGGAAGAAACCCTACGGTATGAGATATTTAAGGACATTCGACCTTTGTACTGGGCGCTTAAATATCATCGGAACATTCGAGGGGAGTTCATGGACTTCGCCCTGAACAACGGGGCCAACTATTTATGGGACCTGTACAGGTTCATTGATGACATTCCGTATATGTGCGTCGAGAAGTCGGTTCAGTGTGGGTTATCTGAGCTATTCATCATTCAGTCACATCTTGAAGCGGCAGAGCGCGGTATGTCGGTTATGTATGTGCTTCCCAAGTATGAACTGCGAAACCGGTTTGTAAACAACCGAATCTACAAGCTGCATCGCCGTGTCGATCATTATCGGCACATGGTTGCGCTGGCGGATACGAAGGTCCATAGGACATCACTTATGCACTTTGGAGAGGGCACGCTGGCGTATGTTGGTTCGAACGTACAGGATGAGTTTATTGAGATACCTATTGATAGCGCGTTCATCGATGAGAAAGACCGGTGCAATCTGGGCAATCTGTTGATGCTCCCGGACAGGCTCACGGCAAGTCCTTATCAGTTTGAACGAGAGATCAGCAACCCGACTGTGGAAGGGTTTGGAATAGATGAACGATACGGTGAAAGTTCCATGGGCGAGTGGAAATTGCTTTGCCCACGGTGTAATACGTGGTTCACACCTGACTTTTTCAAGCACGTGGTTCGAGAGACCTCATCTAATGTGTTCAAGCCGCGTGATACCGATGCGGACCCTAATCCGATCTGTGAGGATGAGATTAGGCTAATTCATGATTGCGGCTGCCCGATTGACCGTTTAGGTCCGGGACGTTGGGATCATGCCCATCCCTTTCGAAAATGGAAGGGTTTTAGGGTCAGTAAACTGGTTGCCCAGTTGTCACCGAAGGCTACGCTCCGGGATCTGTACTCGAAATGGAATAAGTCGATTGGCAATGATCTGAAGACTCAGATATTCTTCAATTCTGATCTTGGTCTACCGTTCAGTTCCAAGGGTGCCCGGATCACACGTACAATGCTGAATGACTGCCGACGGAACTATCCGTATCCGCCTACACGTGTAGCACGGAATCGGAAACGATTTATGGGTGTGGATGTCGGGGCTGATCTTCATGTGGTCATGAGAGAGCGGGTCCGAAGTAAGGAAGGTGTGACCCATCGACTGATCGGGATGTGGACGCTCCCCGGATTCTCCCAGCTTGGACAGATCATGCGGGAGTGGAAACCGGATTGTACTGTGATTGATGCGCTGCCGGAGATTCACAAGGTGCTTGAGATCAAGGCGGACTTTTCGAATGTCTGGTCAAGCCGGTTTCAGGAAAGCACGACGAACCTGACTAAGAATGACGTCAAAAAAGAACTGAGCATGAACCGTACGGCCATTCTGGATTACGTACGGCAGGATGTGGAACTTCAACACCTGATCAACCCGTTGAATGCTGAGTTCCTTGAAGAGGGTGTTTATTACGACCATTTGTTGGCATCGACTCGAATACTGGAAGCCAATGAAGATCATCCTGAGAAGAGTCGATTTGTATGGAAGGAAGGATCGAAACCCGATCACTTTTTCTTTGCGGAAGCATATTGCAGACAAGCGGGGATGGTTATGCCAGATCACAATGTATTTGAGTTTTTCGATCAGGAAGCGGACGCACTGACGAGTCATCAAGACAAGCGGAGTGTTGTCGGGGGAAATCTGTCGGAAGAAGAGCGACAAAAGATTGCGGACCTTCAGAGACTCACACCTGAAGTCACGTTGATCAATATCCAGAAGCAGAACAGGCCGGAGCCTCCGAAGCCGGTAGTTGATGATCAGAAGATCAAAGATACTATCGATTTCATGTTCAAATCCCAGAAGTATGTGGATGCGGATCTTGCAGCACAGGCGTCGGGTGAAGATGTGGGGGATGTTACCCGTATCCTGTTGACGCACCGGTTCAAGCAGTCCCGGATCGCTGGACAGTGGATCAAGGGGGGTTAATGCGACGATGTATCACATGCGAAGGAATACTGGAAGATCACCAATTCTCCGGCGACTCTCCTATATGCCGCATGTGTGTCACTCGGTTGAACGAGGAATACAACGTCGAGTTTTCACCCCCTCAGAGACAGACCAGAAAGGAAGCCATGGTCAATCTGATACTGGCGATCAAGAGTCAGGCTGAACACGATGAGGATATCCACAAGTGGACGACTGACGACAATAAGATCGGGGGGCCTATGGCCGCGTGGCGATTGCATTGGGTAGAGTCTCCGCCGTGGGAACAGTTATGGGGTATAATGTTAGAAGAGGAACGGCTGGCGACCATGATGCGGTCGTCGATGCATATGTATACGGGGAGGTATAGCTAATGTTTAGTGGAACAAGGAAATGGGATTCGAAGGAAGCCTACTATTCTCAAGAGAACAATCCGACTGAAGCGTACAACAAAGCAACGCTGAATGATCGGGGTAGTTGGCTGGAATCTTGCGGACCGACGGCTGCGGTGAATTGTCTGGCAGCTATGGGAAAGAATGTTGTGATCAAATGTCCGGGCGCGTTCTTGCCCCAACCTGAAGAGGTCCTGATGGATTATTTCAACGATCCGCGTAATGCTGACAAGCTAAAGTCCGTTAGGGACCTTGGAACTGGTGGGGCGACTATCCCGGAGAATCGGGTGCCTCAATACTATCCGGTTGCTGTGCGGGATGTTTTCGGGGTCGGAGCGCGATTCGAATGGGGTGCAAGCTGGGATCACATTATTAAAGAAATAGACCGGGGTAGAGCGGTCCAGATATGCTTGACTGATCCGGGTCACTATCTTGCGGTCGTGGCGTACACCAGTGAGGATGGCGGACTTCTAATATTCAACGACTCGTGGGGCGCACGGTTCGCAGATGGTAAGGGTGGATTCAATCGGCGTATGGACAAGACTGAGCTTCAATCCAATGTTGAACCTTACCGGATCATTTACGGGGTTTGACCCTGACCGGTTCCATGGTAACCTTTAAGTAGGAAGATACGGCAGCTTCCTATCCTTAC